TACAGTTGCTTGGTTGTATGTGTACTCTGTAGCAGCCAATGTGCTCAAGGATAACAAGATCTCTTGATCAATCTCAGCTGTGATCTCTTGTGCAAGAGCAGCCATGATTTCAGCTTCTACGTCAATACCGTGCATGGCTTGTGCATCTTGAGCAGATTCAAATGTCCAACGAGCTTGGAGTTTGCGTGTCTTAGCTTCAACAGCTTGCTTCAAGATTTGTACGGAAATTTGCTTACCGCCTGTGCCTTCCATTGTCGCTGTGTTGTTACCAGTGTAACCAGTAGCAGTAGTTGTATTCTGTGGAACTGTGGAATACGCTGTAGCGATTGTGAATGGGCTCAAAGCTTCTTGACCAGCTTGAACGCTTGTGGCGGCTGCTGAATTGTCTGTCAAACTTTGTGCATAGCGAACACGTAATGTGTGGATTTGGCCTACTGGACCTGTCATTGGCTGTACGCCTACCAACTCGTTAGCAATAACTGTTGGCATAACACGTCGAATAACTGGCAGAATCACACGGTTTAATGTGGCGATGTTACCAGAAACTGTAGAACCTGAACTTGCATTCTCACGCAAGTATTTTTTTGTGTTTTCGAGGATAACTGACATGGAAGTACGCTTAGAGCCGGACAAGCCTTCTAAGAGTGCATCTTTAGTTTCAGTCCAACGACCTTCTAATAATTCTTGTGACATTTAAGTCTCCTTATATTATGTCTTGGATTACAGCCCTGCCAAACGCTTTAGATCGATCACATTGCTGGTATTCTCAGCTTGTTGATCTGCATCTGGACTGCGGGCAGATTTATCGCCAGTGGCTTCAGATAATGACTCTGTGATTACCTTGGAGGCTTTCGCAGAACGATCTTCTAAAACTGCTGGTAGATACTTTTCAAATGCGTTGGACAAACGAGTTGTCTGTACGCTTTCGAGCAAACTACGCATCACTTGTTGCTTTTCTTTGTTTAAAGGAGCTAGCAATTCCTCTAAGGCAGCTTCACGCTGATTAGATTCTTTAAGGATACGCATTTCGCGTTCTTTGTTTTCGACCAAAACTTTTGCTTTCTGGGCGAATCGGATGGCCTCTGACAGTTTGGCATCTTTGGCAGCGATTGTGTCATGTAGTTTACGAACTTCTTGCTTCTCATTTAAATGAGTTGCACCAAATTCACTTGCATACGCTTCAAAAATACGACGTCCAAAATTGTTCTCACGAGCAACTTTGATGTCTTCTTGTAACTGACTGAGTTCAGCTTTAAGATGTGTGCTAACAGCGTTAGACATTTTCCGGGCACTTTCTGTAACAAAACGTGCTTTGAGTGTTTCTAACTGTTTACGAGCTTCACGCACCAAACGAACTTTAGTTTCAACAACGTCCTGTTTGTCTTGTGCAAATTCTTGAATCTCACGTGCAAGTGCATGTACCACAAACTGTTCTAGTTTCTGAACACCTTCTGTGTGCATCTTGCGGTCTCGACGCAATTCGCCAATTTCTTCAGCAAGTTTAGTAACCATAAACGAATTGAACTTCGTTGCTGATTCTTTCATCTTGCCTTGGAATTTGACGCGATCTTCTGCAAGTGCTTGCTTTTCAGCTGCAACTGCTTGGATTTCTGCGGTAAGACCATCTGTTACCATACGATCTAAGGCTTCCACCATCACTGTTTTATCATGCTCATAGCGTTGTGCAAACTCTTCGCGGAGTTCTGCACGTACCTGTTCACGAGCTTCGTTCAACTGTGTTTCCCATGCTTCTGAGATCTGTTGTTGAGCTTCTTCGTTAATCAAGTCGCTATCTAGTAACGGTTTAATAGCATCTAGCATATTATTTTCCTTCGATCTTGAGACTACGGATCAAACGAACTACTTCGTCTTTGACGTATCTCTGTGCTTTGCCGCTCTTGGCCGGGTCTTTGAACATATCCAACAATCTTTGACCGCCTTTGTGATTCAAAAGGCCTTCATAAATTGCTGTGGGATATGCATTTGGAGCACTCGGCTGAGCAACTACATCTACAGTGACTATTTCAAAGTCACTGACATGTCCATTAGCGTCGTTTACATTACCCGATCCACGACTGCTAACACCTAGTTTAACACCCGAAGTCAACATGGTCTTAACCAGTTCTCCCATGGGTGTAGGTAGTATCTTTAGTGTGCCCATTCCAGCAGGGCCATCCATCCACATTTTTTCAATCATGTGACTGACACGATCCAAATTGATTTTTAAATCATCTGGGTGATCAACTTCGCCTAAAACTGAATGACCAGTTTTGATTTGTTCGTTGATGGTGTCTACTGCATTGGCTATTTCACTTACAGGATATACTCGCTCGTTTGCGTTTCTAACGCCGCCCTCAATGCAGATACCTTTCAACTTCATGGTTTTCTGACCAGAGCCATCCATGGCTTCCTCAAGCAAGACTTCCGCCTGTGCTTGAGTGAAGCTTAGATGTTCTTGTAGATATCGAGCCATATCTGTAATTAAGCCTTAGGAAATGGAGTTTTCGTATTCACACCACTGGCTTGTGTTGTAACCGGCTTTGGAGCTGCTGACATTTGTTTGTTGCCAGTAGCTGGAGAGTTTTGTACTTTACCAATTAACTCGCCGGTCTTAGGAGCAGGACGGCCTTGCGCTGTGTCACCGGTCATTTTTACAGGACTAGCTACAGCACCCTTAGCGCCACTGTTGTTGGCGTTTGTGCTTTTGGTGTTGGTACCAGCTGGCTCTGAAGTTACAGGAGCAGGAGCTTTGGCTAGGTTAATAGCTTCCATCATGCCCATTTCTTCATCACTGAATTCAGCTGTGTCTGTGTCATCCATTTCTAAAGCGTCGCCGCCGTCAATGTCAGATACACTATCGCCACCTTCACCGCCCATTAGGCTCTCAAATTCAGCCATGAGTTCGTCAAGTTTGTCTTCTAAATCAACCACGCGGTCTTCAATATCAGCACCGTCGTCATGATCTTTTTCCATGTCATGTGTGAGATCTTCGCCGTCTTCTTCAGCAGCGTCGTCAAATTCAACGTCAGACTCTTCGTCTTCTTGCATGCCTTGTTCCTCAGCTTCTACGTCGTCAATCAAGTCGTCACTAGCGTCGCCGCCCATGTCTTCGTGCATTTCGTCGTATTCAATGTCTTTGGCAACTTTTTTGCCAGCTTTTTCAGCATGGTCGTCGCGGTCAGCGTCAGACTCTTCGTCCAACTCTTCTACTTCTTCGTCCATTAAATTTTCATAAATTTCACGGGATTTTTCTACCACGATGTCGTGGAAAAGCTCTTTAGCTTTGGCTTCTTCATCATTGATCACGTATTCGATCAATTGTTCAAATTTCGATGTCATAATTTCTCCTTAAGGTATGGCTCGTGAAGTATTTACTACAGAGCAGTAATACTAGTGTATTATGTGGAGAAAACTGGGTGTTTTTGACTGCAAATGTTACAATTACATTGCAGGTGCGGCTGGCGCAGGTGCATACTGCTTTTTGACTTTTTTAAGTTTTTCTTTGAATTCCCAACTTCTAACATCTTGCATTTGACGCAGTTTGTTTAGCTGGCGCAGAGTTAGTCGTGTTTTACGTAAATTATTCAGTTGAGGTTGGCTGTTATCTTGACTCAAGTCTTGATATGCTTCAGGTTCTCGAGAATAAATTTCGTTTAAGATCATGCTGTATTTATTAAATTGATGGAATTGGGGGGGCGCCTGCTGGGGCAGCAGTTCCAGGAGCGGTGGTTGGGGCACCGGGCATGCCACCTTCGGGTGCTTCGGCTCCTGCTTCGCCGCCGGCTAGTTCTTCTCCGGTGGCAATGTCACTTTCCAATCCGGCGGGTGTAATACCGATTGAGCGTAGATCTTGCCCTTGTGTGGTGGTTAATTCTGGTTCGTCGCGCTCTTCAGCCCAAAGTGTTTCGTTTTCCACAATCTCTTCTTCGGTCAAGCCCAGGTAGCGTTTCATCATAAATCGCTTGCTCATGTAGGGCATTTGCTCCAGCTGTGTAAATGATGCAATACGGCTGGTATCCAGCTCGCTTTGACGATAGCTGGCAAAATTTTGTGGCTCGCACAGGCTGACTGAGAACAGTCCTGCGTCAATATTAAAGCCTCTCCAGCGCAGGAACATCTTGAATTCATCATCTAATTTTTGCATGATTAGCCGTTGTAGGCGCATGCAATACTGGTTAAAGCGGTATTCTTGGATTAGTGCTGTGCCTACTTTGCCGTCATTCATGGCACGGTCTGAATCGTCTGGACCTGTGGGCAAATAACTGCTTGGAACACGCAGACCGCGGGCCATTTTGTTGTTGAAGTATTTTAAATCGTCAATTTCGCCTAGGTTTGAGCCGCCCGGTAGGGTAGTAACATCTGACCCACGACCTTCAGCGGTAACTGGAAAAAAGAAGTCTTCGTTGATGCTGAGTGGGTTATAACTAGCATCCATCATGTTGGCGCCACCACCGGTATTAGTAGGAATACGCCGCTGATGCATTTCGTTTTTGACACGTTCTACAAACTGCATGGCCATATGACTGGGCATGTTGCCCACGTCAATTTTGAATATTCTGCGCTCTGGAGCACGTTGTACACGATAGATCAGCACTGAATCTTCTAACAATTCTTTTTGTTTGTAAACTTTAAATATATTTTCTAGGATACTTTGTCCAAATGGCCAGAAAAAATCAAGCCCTTCGTTCAGTCCAATATGCACTACGTGACGTGCATCAATACAGGTTTCATTCATGGCCTGCGTAAATCTGCTGTTGCCAACCCCACCGTTGCCGGTGCCGCCACCTGCACCACCACCGCCTGGTGAAGTATAGTTGTTGGTAGTGCTACCACCGCCCATGGCACGGCTTACATAATAGTCTGATGTGGTTTTTTGAGCTACACTCATGTTTTGGAAGTTGGGATTGATGTCACGAATAATGTACTGCTCAGGACGTTTGCCTTCGCTTTCGTTTACAATAACACGGGCCACTTTGACCATGTCTACCCACATCATTTCAAAGGTTTCTGGGTCACGCACAAACACCTGATCACCGTACTTGATGGTGTTGCGGAACAGTTTAAAAATTCGTTGATCCAGCTTGTTTAATTTGGTCCACTGCTGTAGTTGCTTTTTGATAATTTCCACTTCGTGATCTGTGGGCTTGTCTGTAAAATTGATATCAAACGGTGTTTTGTTGTCGTCGTTGATCTGTGTTGAAAACTCAGCAATGATGTCTAAACAGGCATTAACTTCACTGTCCATGTCCATGTTTTCGTATTGATTATAGCGTTCAATACGGTTGGGATGTCCAGAATATACTTCGGGTAATCTGCTGGCATAGTTGCGGAAGGCAAAGTCATTGGGTGTGCCACCGGCGCCGTATCCGTCGCCTGTTTGTCTAGGATAGCCGTCAAGTCCAAATTGATTTTGCCCTGATATTGGACTGAGTTGGCCACCAGCACTGGCCACTTTGAAATACTTTTTCCAACCGCGTTTACGGTTATTATCGTTATCTGCCATAGTGTTATATTTATCGTGACCTAGCTGGCGTACTGCATTATTTTTGTACTGACGTCTAATTGATTTTTCATTACCGAAACCATTTCCTCTAGTTTTTCTAGTTGGGCGGCCATAAGACCTGTGCTCTCGCCACTGCCCAAGCCCATGCTTTGGGCTGCTGGACTGTTTAGCGGAACAATTGCTTCGGTACCGTGCATGGTTAAATTGGGACGATATCCGCCTGTTGGTCCACTTAATATAGCACCATTGGCTGCAGATACTTCTGCGTGAATATGTCCACCAGTACCGCCAGGACTTAGAGTAGCATATTCATCCTGAGCATATGATGCACCCATTTGCTGTAACATGCTAACAATACTAGCACCTTCTTCTCTAGATGGAGTTTTTCCTAAAGCAAAATCTAATGCCAGTCCCTTAACATGGTTACTTCCACCTTTTTTATCTTGATGGTATTGATCATTGAAACCAGAAAAATATGCAAACCCTGGAACACTTGCTTGAATTTGTTGGGCTAACTCAATTAGGTTTGTGCTAATCCCGCTGTCTCCGGCTTGAACATCACCTTTTTTAATTTTAAGGCCCATGCTTGCTAAATCGGCCTGGGTAGTTGGTACTACGGGTGCGGTTGCGCCGCCAGCTCCGCTAGCACCACGTTTAGGTGGTACTACACCAGGTCGACCTTGTTTTTCTAAATATTCCGATTCGTTATCAACCCGTTGTCCTTGTAGGAAATTTTTACCAGTGGTACTTACTACCCCCACTGCTTTTTCTAAACCGCGGGCAAGACTACTTTGGAATTTTTCCCCTGTGGTCATTTGTTTCCAGTTAGCTGCGTCTTGCTCTTCGGTATCTACATCTTGGCGGCCCATTTCTTTGTTAACCCATTTGATCATGTCTAACATAGTGTCAGTCATTTTTTTGGTAGCATAAGCGGCCTGTGGCATCAGTTTGATTGCCATCTTGCTAAATTCAATATTCATTTTTTCAAGATTTTGCTGGGCCTCAACCGTGGCCTTTGTTAGATCGTCTGTTTTCTTAACTTGTGTAGCTTGTGTTGTTGCAGCTTTTTCGTAGGCACCTTCATTTTTGGCATTGATTGCATCCATCACACCGGCGGCTTTTAAATACACACCCGGAGCATCGCCTACTTGTCCTGCTGTTTCTAACTGTGCTTTACTATGGCGCTCCATAGCACCAACCAATTCATTCTGTGCTTGATCTTGATCAATCATGCCAGCTTTAAGTCGTGCCATAATGTCGCTTGCAGCACCACCAGTACTGCCCAGCAGTTTAATCGATGCATCTGTATCAGCTACGCCTGATGATAGATCTCTGACTCCCTGTCCCATTTCTGCGTCAAACGACGACATGCGAGTTTGCAAGGTCATCATTGCTTTGGCGCCGCGAATTCGATCTTCGTCGCCACTTCGCATTGCTAATTCATAGTTGGCGCGGAATTTGCTTTCGCTTAAGGCAGCATCTTGTTGTTTTTGAATTGCGTCTCTGCTGAGACCGGTTACTTTGCTCAACAAGTCTAATTCCATTGCATACTGTTTAGATCCAGCAGTTAGCTGGTCTGTAGACATAGACTGTGCTTTGCCTAGTCTTGTTTGTTGTGTTACAAAAGCAGCAGTTGTGGAAGAAATATCTTCGGCACTCATGCCTATCTTACGTAAGTCAGTATCTTGTTTTTGTGTTAGATTGCCAACTATTTGGCTGAACTCTTCTGCGCCGTCGCCGGCTGTGCCGCTAAAACGTGCTAATGCTACAGAGTTTTGAGTAACAACTTTTTGAAATTGTTGTAAATTTAAACCAGCGGTAGTAAACTGACGAGATAAGCCTGTCATGCCGTCGGCAACAAGAGCTCCTGTTGCTGACATGGCGTTGAATGTTTTGGCTGTTGCGTCCAGTTGGTTAACTACTAGTTTAGCGCCTTCAGCAACTGCCTTGGTTGCTGCTGACAGGGCTTCGCCAAATACCGGAACTGTTTTTGCCAAACCGCTAACAGCATTTGCAGCTACGTCAACTACTGTGTTCATGCTGCTAAGGCTAGTGTTTCCCTTAGTAATTTCGTTAACAAACCCACCCATGCCTTTGGCTATGTCAAGCGGTAGTCCTTTAGCTGTTTTCTTAAATGCATCAAGCCCTACAGTAGCATCTTTAGTAGCCGCAGTGATTCCTTGCATTGCATTGCGGTAGTCTTCTGCCATCTGCTGTAGTTCTTGATTTTCTAAAGCCATACGTTTTTATCCAATAAGTAATGTTATATTTATGGTGGACAAAAATGACCCAAACTAACAACCCTTTACGTCGATATTTTCGACAACCAGTGATTCATGTGCGTTTGCCCAGTGGCGGAAAATACTACCCCGCAGGCGCACTGGAACTGCCTCCCAACGGCGAAATACCAATTTTGCCAATGACTGCTATTGACGAAATTACTAGTAGAACACCCGATGCATTGTTTAACGGGTCAGCTGTTATAGATATCATTGGAAGTTGTGTGCCGGCCGTTCGAGATCCGTGGCAAATGCCCATGGTTGACTTTAATACCTTGCTGGTGTCTGTACGATTGGCCAGCTACGGGCACGAAATGGAAATCGGTAGTACCTGCCCAAAATGCGGCCATATTCATGCACTAACTATAGACTTGCGAACTGTGCTTGATAATCTTGGCAGTCCCAATTACGACGAGTCTGTTAGCGCTGGCGATTTGACAGTGTACTTTACACCGTTAACCTATCGTCAGGTCAATGCCGTTAGCAGGACCAACTTTGAAGATCAAAAACTTGTACAGGCTGTGAATAGTGCTGAATTATCTGAAGAAGAAAAGTTGATAAAATTGGGCGACGCTTTTAGAAAAATAACCGAACTTACTATTCAATCAATAGCCGAGTCAATTGCAGTAATTAAAACCGCAGATGCTATGGTCACCGATAAACCTAGCATATTAGAGTTTTTGCAAAATTGCCCAAAGCATGTATTTGATCAAATACGCGATCATACTGTTAAACTTCGAGAAGCAACTGATCTAACTCCAGTTAGTGTGACCTGTGAGGAATGTTCCGAACCATACAAACAGTCGTTTACACTAGATATGTCTAATTTTTTCGGGAACGCCTCCTAGTACTAGACTCTGATAGCATCTCCAACATGGTTGATGCTATGGAAAAAGAAACACGCGACATTCGGCTTGATGTTTTAAAATTGTGTTGGTATATGAGAGGCGGTGTAACATATGAAGAAGCCATGCAGATGAGTCAGCAAGAGCGTGGCATTATCAACGATATTGTCAAAGACAATTACGAAACAACTAAGAAATCCGGAATGCCGCACTTTTAATGTTAAAATTAGACACAGTACAATACGAAATAGAACGCTGGATAGAAACGTTTGTAGAGGTTCCGCACCCAGCCCTAGGAGGCTGGGCTCCGTGTCCGTATGCTAGAAAAGCCAGACTAGACAGAGACTTCGAGGTTAGACTAGGGTTAGCACCCCTGCACGACTTGATTAAAATTAGTAAAAACGGATTGGGCGGCAAGAGTGTTGTTGTCATTGTCTACGATCCTAAACATTTTACATATGAGTCTTTTAGTAAGGATTTAGAAACTGCCAATAAAGAATTTTTATTACCAAATAATTTATTGGTTTTAGAGGATCACCCGGGTGATCCAGAAATTGTCAACGGTGTTAGTATGAATCAAGGAACCTACGCACTAGCATTAGTGCAGAGTCTCAGCGACTTAAATGAAAAAGCCCAACTTGTTGCCAAGAAGGGCTTTTATGACACATGGCCAGAAGAGTACTTAACCGCCTTGTTTAGACATCGTAAAGATCCGCGACAGATTTAATCTTGCTGTCGCGTCGACATAGTTGGCGATATTGTTCTGCATTAGCTGTCCACTCTACTCCGTCCCACCACTCAAATCCTTGTATGTCGGCCTTGTACAAACTGCTGCGCTCGTATCCGGGTCCTAGATAAACAAATTCATACCCGGCTTGTTTAGCCCAGGCAATTTCGTGTTCTAAACTGCAACTGCCCAATCTGCTAGAAGGTACGCTATAGTCCCATACAAACAATGCTGTTTCGATTGACCTCGGCGTGTAGTGTCTGAGTTTGGCCCAAGCTACCATTTCGTTGCTATCGTTGTAGTAGGCCATAAACTGATCAAACGGCAAGTGCTCGCCTACTTCAAAATATTTTTTAAACTTTTTGTAGTAGCAATAGGCAGTATAGATATGATCCATTTCTGCCACGGGCAGGGGTTTGCTCATTATATGTGCTGATTGGATTAATGCATAGTTGGTGTCGGTAGTACGCACACGACAGCTACGGCTTTGATACCAGTGTGCCTGGCCTCGATCTACTGTGAGTAGGAATCCCATGGCCAGTGCTGTATCGTATTCCTCTGGAGAAACATCAACTAGACTGCACCCAAAGTGAAAACATTCGCCTTGTTCCTGGTGACCAAAATTATGACTGAACTGAATTTTCATATAATTATGTATGTACTTTACCACTCAAGGAAAAAATAATGGCAGACTTATACACAATATGGGCAAACAAAGAAGGCGACATTAGCGACATTGATTTTGTAAACAACATGAAGGGTTTTTTGCAACATCTTGTAGACGAAGATAAAATGATATCATTTAGAATTACTCGATGCAAGATGGGTTTTCGCAGTGTAGCAGACATGCCCGAATGGTTTATTATTATGGAATTTAAGGATATGGCACAGATTGATGAAGCATTCCATCGTGTTGCTCCACTAAAGGGCGAACTCGAAGACAAACATCGTAGCTTTAATCAATTTGTTGCAGGAGACATTCAACATGCACTTTGGCGAGATTATCCTGATACATTCTAAGTGGTACTAAAAGATTAGCTACGCTAATCTGTGTCTTTCGCTTTAGCTCAGACACATTGTTTCTTCTTACGCATTATCCAGATTATGTGGTCACAATTCACCGTATGCACGGTGAATTGACTCTTTTCACATTATCCGAGTGACAGCAGTCATTTATTATAAAGAGATTGTATGTACCACCATACACGGAGGCGGTTGACCGGTACCCCCTACTCTAGCTTCACAAATCAACGGAACCCTAGTGACCCGATAACAAATCCAAGTCCTACGAGCATGAGTTGTATCTTTTTCTACAGAGCTCAAACCATTTGTTGCCTTAAGTTAGCAATTGCCTTTCGCACACAAGATTATCCGGACCGGGTATCTCACCGTTCCTCCTTGCAAGTCTAGCATCCTAGACCAAACATAGCGGATTGTTGCCTATCTGGTTTAAATTTTGTTTTTTATGTGACTACCGTGTATTCGGCACACTATCTGCCCATTGTAGTAGTCGTCTGACTCTAATACTCTATGATTGAATTGTTCTCTAGCTTCTATGTAACTACACGCGGCCTTTGATGTACAATAAAATAATATTTCTCTTGTGAAGTGGTCAGCGCCCAGCGCCTCAATGTCTTTGTTGAGTTGATCGTTGCTGCCATAATACAGTTGCCAGTCAGAATCTATTTTGCTTTTAATTCGTTTACGTTTCTTGTTGCCGTTCTTTAATTTTACTACTTTGTATGTGGTTTTACTAAATTTTGCTAATTTCTTTCCAATATATTTTCTACCAGATACGTTATTTGTGATCAAATAAACAAAGCCGACACAATCTTCGGGTAACGTTTCAATTTGAGAGTTTTCGTACAACCATACCATGGACTAATAGTTATCATTTTACCACTCGGTTGCATATTTTTCATCAACCCTGCCTGCTACACACTTAGTTTGGCATTCTTGCCACCCAAACGTTTTAAATGTTGTCTCCCAAAAATTATCAGTTACTGCGTCGGTAAGTGTGCGCTGATTTAAATCAAATTTAGTAGCAAGATCTTTCCACTGTGAGTTGTGACTGTATCGGTTAGCTACCCAACAGCAGGGAAATAATCTACCTTGTGCATCAATGTAAAGCCCTTTGTTGCCAATTTCACACAGGGGTTTTACACCGTTGACTTCTTGCACTGAGTTGTATAATTGTATATTCTGCTTGTTTACTTGTGAATTAAGACCACGTGAACTTAATATTGTAACCTTTCTTTCAAATCTATGCGATCCGCTGACAAACTTTTTGCTAGGTTCGAGTGGGTCGTTGGTGCCATAATTAGGATACACGCTACCAAACTTAGTAGATTTAGTAAGTTGAAACGCATCCATTCCTAATTTTACTGCTAGAGATTGCATATAGTCAACTTGGGCTTCGTTAAACTTAAATGCTATAGCCGCCCATACTAGGCTACATTTGCTTGTAAGCCTAAGAGTCTCAATGCCTTGAATGATTGATACAAAATCACTGTTTACCCTGTACAAATTATTACTAGCATTATCGTAACCGTCTATACTAAAATGAACAGTATCTTTGTCAGTGAGTACACTGCCTAGTTCTTGCCACCACTCTGGTTTCTTGTGTGAGCCGTTGGTAATAATAACAATCTCAACAGGCTTAATGCCTTTAATGTATTCAACAACCGTAATGAGATCGTGTGCATATATAGGATCCCCATCATCTCCACAAAATGTAATTTTTTCTAAATTAGATAGAATAAAGTCTGGAGTAAAGTTACGTTTAAAAAATTCTAAATTTAATTCGGTATTAATTAAACTGTCTGGAACTTCTTGACGAGCACACCGAGGACAACGTAATGTACACTTTGAACTTATTTCAATATGAAAGTGCCAAGTAGCTAATGTCACGCTATTTCCACATCCGTATTGTAACTGGTAAAGCCGCCTTCTTTGACAACCTTGAGAATATTTTCAACTCGACCAGCTAGTTCATCTCTATGACTTACTAACCAAATACTCTTGTGTCGTTCACGACTCATGTGTTTTAATAAAGCTAACGCATTTTCTACACCTGCTGTATCTAAGCCGTTGTCGATCATTTCGTCTATAAACAATAGATTAATAGGTTGATACAAGGACTCAAACACATCGCGGAATGCCCAGCTCATGCTTAAAATCAAACGATTGCGTTCACCGCGACTTAAATTATCAAAGTCTAGCTCGCGGCCTAACTCTTCGATACTGACAGTCAAGTCGTTTTGGAATACCACGGTATGTGGCAACCCTACACGATCTAAATAGTGTGTGAGCCTGACATTTAGATAGCTAAGATTCTGTTCAATAATCTTTTTACGGATAAAACTGTCTTTACTAGTGAGCAACTTGAGCAAGAATTCTTGATGTTCTTGTAAGCGAGTAAGTTCATTAAGTGCGTCATATGTTATCTGTTGTAAGGCTTGTTGTTGCATTTCCTCAATCTGTTCACCGTAAGGATCTGTTTCAGTTTGTTTAGCAACAATCTGTTGTTCTAAGTTAGCCAATGTAGCTTGATGTTGTATAGCGTCTGACTCTTTGTCATAAAACATCTTAGGTGGTTTGCCTAACGTGCCCAAGGCTGTGTGGGCAGTCTCCAACTCTGATAATAAGGTGCTAAATTCTTGGCCACTCGCTCGAGCTGTAGCCAACTCCGTCTTCTTGCTTTCCAAGACTTGTTCGTGCTTACTGTCGTGGAAGGCCTGTCCGCACGTATGACACTCATGATTCTCGAGCGTTTCAATTTCTTTTGATAGTTTGGCCGCCAGCTTTTCTTCTCGATTAATATCCAATTTGATCCGCGAGATCTGACCAGATAGTTCATTGATATCTTTCCTGGTTTGATCCCACGCCTTGTGATCTTTGTGCGCCGCAATCTCGTCTTCAATCTGTATATTCTGTAACGCCTTAAGGGCTTTCTTAAGTTCTTTGATATCTTCGCCATGTTTAGTGACCCATAATGTTTGTCTACGCTTCAATGATTCGATCTGTTCTTCAATACGTTTGTTGGCTTCTTGAACAGCACGGATACGGAATTCTTCTTGTGTAATGCCTTCTTTAGTAGCTCTATTATGTTCTTTAATCTTGTCAGCACGCTCACTCAGCATGGTAATACCTAATAATTGTTCAATGATAGTACGCTGATCGTTTGCTTTGAGACTTAAAAAAGGTTCTGTATAAGTGTTAAGTGCTAGGATATGTTTGAACATATCGTGACTTAGTCCTAAGGTTTGTTCAATAGCGTCCTGTGTTTCTCTGCTGTCGCCCTGTGCTTCATCGGTGACCGCTTGTTCTTGATTGTTTACAAAGAATCTTAGCAAGTTGGGTTTACGACCACGTTCGATACGATAATCTTTGCCACCTACACTAAAATCTAAACTGACCAACATATTCTTGTTGTTGGTTTTGTTTACAAGATTATCCTTACGGATATTGCTGAGTGCTTGCCCGTATAGACTATAGCTAAGAGCATTGATAATTGTAGTCTTGCCGGTTCCGTTACGTGATCCGTCACCACCCAGGTCTAAATTTTCGCCTAAGACAAGCGTCAAGTCCTTACGGTCAAAGTCGATTGCCTGAGTAGCGTTACCTACGCTCATAAAGTTTTTAACGGTTAGATTTTTTATATGGATCATGGATTTATATTATAACAATTTTTTTTAACTTCTGCAATGAAAAAGATAAAGTTTGTGTAGATTATCTTTTATTTGTTATCTGATATCAACGGTACCAATGAGATAAATCTTTTTTGATAAAATTACCAAAATTAGTAATATATTGATTAATAATTGTTTTCTCCATTGCGGAAAAAACTAAACTGGTACGAGTTGCTTGAGTGGATGCATTTTTTATTTTATCAAAGTCGGATTTTATTACAATATCTAGATCACAAAAAGTAAAATAATCTGATAAAAATTGTTTTGGAGTTTTTACAATGTCATCATAATATAAAACTTTAAATTTAGTCTCTGGTGGTATGTTTGTTAGCCACCGTGTGCATATTGTTTGATAATCTATTAACTGAGTGTTAATTAAAGAATCTTTCAGAAAGAGATCTTGATTTAAAAAATCGTAGTATCGTTCAATCCACCCATACGGATCCCGCACTAAAAATGATATGTGAGTGGCCGTTTGTCCAAGTTGCTTAATTAGATCAGTATCTAATAGGTAAAGACCTGGGTTAAAATTAGCAGAAACTGGATACTGACTATAAAAATTATGGTACGAGTTAAAATCAGCCCCTAACATAATAGGATTTTCTTTTTCGTATTGAGGATTGTTTAGGGCTGGATGCGTTGCTAAATTACTCCATAGCCACGTAGTTGCACATCTTGGAAGTCCGATATTAATAATATGTTTATTTTTCATAAACTATGTTTCTGTAAAATGGCCATTTGAACGTATAAATTAATTTACCAACAAAACTTAAACAATTATCATCGACTGTTGACAAATCTAAATAAATGTTTTTTTCTTTAGCATACGTTAGAAATTCTTTGGTAAATTCTCTGCGTGCCGAATGAGTAATACTGGGTAAAGAATAAAAATTATCTAACTCTATATTTTTTACTACAATAGGTGAACGGACAATATCTAAGTCTACTGTAGAAAAACTTATAGTTAGATTTGTATACTTGATAGGAGGAAAATCAAAAAGTAATTCAACAATTGTGTGTTTGGTTTGTAAATCTATCTGGGTTTGTTGCAGAATATTATAGTCAGCATCTTGTAAAATAATATCTACGGGTAATTTTTTTTTTGAACAAGGATAGTTAATTAAAAATTTTATAATCATAAGTTTTGGTATATTTTTAATAACAACTTGGGATCGTAAAATTCACTCTCAATGTTGGTCAGTTGATCTGTTACGATCTGATCTACACTTTCAAACTTGACTTCTCCGGGTGCCATGTCAGCATCTATAGCACTACTTTTAACAGGAATCAATGCCATTTCTCTTAGGTTGTAATCCTTAACAAATGTGTCTTTGATAAAATTAGCTTCTTCGTAACTGATGTCAATGTCCAATTCTACACGAACATGCATATTGGGCACAAGTATTTTAGGTGCATTATCGATTACTTGACTTAGTTTAAGCACACGATACAAGGGTTGACCAGGCCACGCATGATACACCGGTTCACTGCCCCACTCCAACGTCATCATACCTCGATTGCTGTCACCGGCATCAGCATAGTTGTGTGGAAAGCAGTTACCGATATAGTTGATGTTCTTTTTCTGCTGTCTAAGATGGAAGTGCCCTGAAAACACTCGGTCAAAGCCTCCAAAGCTCTCTACCTTGACTTCACCGTGATCTGGCATTTCTACCATGGCGTTCATTTTAAAGTGTGGCAATTCAAAATGGCCAAACATGTACTTGGCTGACATTTTTGGTATGCGTTTATGGTCATCGCCAACCAACCAAGGAGCGATTATGACATCGCCGTCTTGGAACCAATCGTTAACAATTTGGATATTGGGTATGTGTTTGGCCCACTCTGTTGAATAGATATCACGCTTGTCACGATAGTACAAATCGTGATTGCCAGGAATAAAATAAAAACGGTCAAAGGCTTTGGATAATTTTTCCAAACTACGCAAACTATATTGCAAGGTCTGCATGTTAATAGCCGCACGTTGATGGCTCCAATCACCGAGAAACATGCCAGTTTCACATCCATTGGATCGGGCTGTATCTATAAACCAATCAATAAAATCAGAGCAATCTTGATTGTGCTGTTGACTATTTGACTTTAGGCCAAAGTGGATATCGGTGCAGACTGCTACTTTTTTAAATAGACTCATAGATTATAGTATACAGGAGTAAAACAAGTTTTGCAACTGGTCTGGTTAAGTTTCGTCGTTGTATTCGGCAATGTCAATGTTTGTGACCACAGCGCCAAAGTTAGGATTCTTTTTTCCAGCATTTTGCCTAGTCCAACTCGGGTTTAGTCCTGCTTGCTCTAGCATGTCATCACGAATATTTTGATTTTTCTTTTCTAAATTTAATATACGGGTAAATGAGTTAGTGATAGCCGCTGTGTAGTAGGCAAAGGGATTTTGACTTTTGCTTTCATCAAACTGTAGACCAATTTGACTCAACTGTAACAAGGCCTGCCCCCTCATCTCCTCATTGTAGGTATAGCCACGCCAGTTACTACGAGTAGCATAACGCTCACATAATTTCATATACATGGTAGCAAGTGTGCGTGTAGCATTGCCGTGATCCTTGCTGAATTCACCTGTTTCAAAATCGCCAACCCAGTGACTTTTGCCTACCTGGAACGGTTGTTTGTTTTCATCCAACCGATAATGATAAAATGGTGGAAAGTTTAGACGCACATGCTTTTCATCCAACACAGGAATGTCCAGCAATTCTGCCAGGGGATCTTCTTCTGCGTCTAGTTCCAGCTCAAAGATATCCTCAATTTTTTTCTTTTTTGCCGCAGTCTTGGGTACTTTTTTGGGTGCCATGGGTATGTGATCCCAACAGGTAATGCGGAACACTAGGTCGGTATTTGGTATCTTTTTAGGGTCTACAATTGTACCTTCACGCTTGAGTCTATCGGCTCGATTGCGTCTGGCTTCGGCAATGGTGCGTTGATTGATCCGGGCCAAGGTGGGCAAAATGATGTCATACTGATGATCTGCCACAGGATCTAGGTAGCTACAGTAGGTATTTTTGCTCAGGTGTATTTGTTTTAAGATGTCACGATTATTTAAATAATTCGTTTTTGCTGGTGTTCTTGTGGGTGTAGTTGACACTCGTTGATCTCCTAATAGTGTATTTATTGTAGCACAAAAACCACACTTGTCAACCTTTAAATCATTATCTGGGTGGTTTATTTTTACGATAAATATTGTATAGGAAAATAAACATGCCATCAGCGCCATCAATCGGATTAGACCGTTCACTAAATGCCAAGTTATACAAGGAAACTGGAAAGGTTGAATTTGTGTCGACTTATTCTGTCTACGACGACAAAACTGGAAAATTAACAAACTTTGACAGCTACCAGGCAGCCGCTGACTACACAAACAGCATCGGCGGCAGCGCCATGTCTAACACAGAACTTCAAGCCCAGGTTAAAAATTCAGGCGGCGCTGTAACCGCAGTTTATGAAGATGGCAAACAGGTAGATTTACAAACCGGCAAGGTCCAGAATGAAGTGCTGTTGGATCAAAACAAAGCTATGGCAACCGGAACGCCGCCGCCTGCAACAGTGAGTCCCGCCACAGATCCACAAGCCGGTTCTGGTGAAATTGTGGCCACTCCACCTGCTGATGCACAACAGGACGGCAATACTTCTGGCTACGGTGAACAAAATGAAACTCAAGTTCCTGCCAGCGAAGTCAAATATTCCGCTAAAGAGTTGGACGCACTAGCCGCAGCCAACGGTGTAGATGCCGGCAACGTTGACACCGAAGTTGGTATTGTTGAAGCACAATTATATCGAGATGAAGCCACAGCCCGCGGGCAAAGCGAAGTGTCGTCTCAAGTGATCCAGGCACAGAATCAAGAAACCAACATGAGTTTGTCACAACAGATGCCAGCCAACACTGACTGGCGTGTGACATTGAGATTGGCCCCGGGCGCTACGTATCTATACAATGCTCCAGATGCCGGATTACTACAACCACTAAAGGTTACCAACGGCGTAATATTTCCCTACACCCCAACAATTGGCACCGCTTACAAAGCCAATTACGACACTTATGATTTAACACACTCAAACTATCGTGGTTATTTTTATAAAAACAGTTATACTGATGCAGTTTCTTTAAAAGCAACATTCACAGCACAAAGCACAGCCGACGCGGCCTATGTGCTGGCAGTGATACATTTTTTCCGTAGTGTGACAAAAATGTTTTACGGACAGGATGCACAACGTGGAAGCCCACCACCCTTGGTATTCCTTAGCGGACTAGGTGATTATCAATTTAATAATCATCCTTGTGTGGTCAGCAGTTTTAGCTACAACTTACCGGCTGAGGTAGATTATATCAGTTCCGGTTCGCCTAACAATCTAGGATTAAATTTACAACCCTTACAAAATTTATACTCTACTACACTGAATGCTGTGTCGCCAACTGTGACCCGACTGGCCACTGCCTTCCTGCCCCCTGGCGCACAAAATGCCATACCTGCACCCTTGCAGGGGTTGTTAAGTAATCCTACCTATGTGCCTAGCAAGATAGATATAGACATTACCTTGTTGCCAGTGCAGACTCGTCAGCAGGTCAGCAAACAGTTTAGCCTTAAAAACTTTGCCAACGGTAACTTACTCAAAGGAGGATTTTGGTAATGGCTGCAGATTACACCTCTACTAGTCCTTACTTCAACACAGGGTATAGTCAATTCTTTTTAGATGTTATGATCAATCGACCCATACCCAAAAGTACCGACGACATCCTGTTTACCATCAATACCACGTTCCAATACAGACCAGATCTGTTGGCATTTGACTTGTATAGTGACGCTGGCTTGTGGTGGGTGTTTTACCAACGCAACCCCAACACCCTAACTGCTCCACCCATGGACTTTGAAGCAGGTACTGTAATTTATCTGCCAAAAATTGACACCTTAAAGACAGTGTTGGGATTCTAACATGGCAAATTATACCGTACCGCCAATAATAGGTACCCTTAGATTAAACAACGGACGAGTTGCCACTTTTTATGAATCTCAGCGTGATCAATACGAACGGTCATTGGCCTCAGGAGCAACCCCTGTAGATCCGCCGCCAGCAGATACCACAACTGTTGACGGAAAGGAAGTTTCAACTACTGCAAATGTACCGCCGCTTGCTAATACAGTAACAACCAGCGAAAGCCAAGCTACCCCACAACCCGCAACTCCGCCAACTCAGCCCGGGCCAACTAGTGCCAACGACGATGGCCCTACCCAAGCTCCTACATCAGGCGGAGCTGGATCGGGCACTAGTTCCAGCTCTGCTGACAGTGTTCGGCCAGACGATAATCCCGGATCATCAGTCAGCACCAAAAACGCCACAGTTACTGCGGTTGATAACTTGTTTGGCGAAGGCTCAATTGTGCCACAGGCCAACGTGCTTGATCAGTATGCCAGTTACACTTATCAAGCATCAGTATATTTAATGAAGCCCGAAACATTTCAACAGATGGTCAAAAGTAGAAAAAAAACACTAAATGGTACTCAGTTGTTATTTCAAAGTGGTGGTGCCCCAGTCGGTGGCCGTAATCCTTATTTTAGTGACGATTATTACATTGATAAAATTGAACTCAAATCCACACTGCAAGGCAAAGGAACAAATGCCGCACACAATGTAAGCACTATTAAGATGACCTTGATTGAACCAAATGGAATTACTTTGCTTTCTAATCTTGACCGGGCTGTAGAACAGTATTTAGGTGCTGCAAGTAAAAAACAAAACTATGCTTCGCCATTATATTTGTTGGTTATTAAATTTTTTGGATATGATGCAAACGGGAACTTGGTGCAAGCGGGTCAAGCAAACGGCACCACAAACCCAATTGGCAATGTTCCTGGAATATCTGGCGCTGTTGTTCCGTCTACTGGTGCAGCATTTGTGGAGAAATACTATCCCATGGCCATTAGTAAACTTACTTTTAAAGTGGCCAATAAATTAGTTGAATACGAAATTCTAGCCACAGCACCTCAATATCAAATTGGTGTAGGGCAAAGTCGCGGCACCATTCCTTATAACGTAGAATTAAGCGGCATGTCAGTAAAAGAAGCATTGGCAGGCAGTGCCGAAGTTGGCACATCAACAGCAACAGCAACAAGAACAAAACAGTTGACCGAAGAAGAAAGGCAAGAACAAGACGGTAATGGAAAAAGTCCGCCATCTGCACCACCCACTGCTGCATCTGCACCAAGTCCAAAATTGACCATACGCAAAGGATTGATGGAAGCATTGAATCAGTATCAAAAAGATTTAGTTGATCAAAAAATTTACACTGTAGCCGACCAGTACAGCATAGAATTTACCGACTCTGTTCTTGAACAAGCAAAGATTACTGTGCCCGGAACTGATTTTAAAAATACAAGTCCACAAATAGCAAAAACTGCCGGGGATCAAATCCTTAAAGAAAAACAAGCAGTAGATCCTAACAGTAGAATTCTTACAATAACAGCAGGCCAACAAATTGTTCAAGTCATTGACCAGGCCATGCGTAACAGCAGTTATATACGATCCCAACAAACAGCAGAAGTGATAGAAAATACACAAAAACAAAAAATCAATGGGAGCCCTGGAAAAAATGTAGCTTGGTTTAAAATTAATTTAGAGTGTGTGCCTATTAAATGGGACCCAAAACGCAATGACTATGCCTATAAAGTAAAATATATTATAAGTCCTTATCGAATCTTTACGACCAACAGCAACTACTTTACAACTCCAATCTACAGAGGAGCACAAAAACAATATAACTACTGGTTTACAGGACAAAATACCCAGGTACTCAGTTATGAACAAACTTATAACTCCTTGTATAACTATGTGCTGTCTGGCGGAAATACTGATGTAGCAAAGACTACAACCGCCAAGCTCACCCATCAACCACGCAGTGGTCAGTCCAGTCAGGGTGCTGATCTTAGAACCAACGAACCTGCGGCAAACTTAGCTGATTCATTGTATAATCCAGCAGACTTAGGCACAGCCAATTTGACCATTGTAGGCGACCCTGCATGGCTACAACAAGGTGAAGCATCGTTTTCTGCACCTGGTAAAGATAGTTTTATTGCTGGCGCATTTTTACCAGATGGCACAATTAATTTTGATAGCCAACAAATACTGTTTGAAATTGTAATCAACACTCCTACTGACTATGATTTACGCACAGGACTTATGGATGTTAATAACAGAAGTGTTGGTCAAAATAATATTCAGGCAAAACCACTTAACGAAAGTTATGTATACATTGCCAATACATGTACAAGTGAATTTAACAAAGGCAAATTTACACAGAATCTTAAAGGTACGTTGTTACAACGTACAACACCAAAATCAGCTGCTAGTGATGGTCGCTCGTCTGCTAATACAAATAGAAATATTGCAGGAACTCTGCCTAGTCGTACCACAAATGCACCAGGTACTGGGTTTGGTGACGAAGAAGAAACGTACACTGCTGATAGTAAAGGTAATACATTTAAAGATGGAACCTTATACCGTGCAGCCGAAGTTGAGGAGTTCCCAGAAAATCAACCGCCGGCATCTCCACAACCAGCACCACCGCCGGGAGACCCAACCTCTAGTGGAGATATTGACTTCAATGCTGGACTTGCAGGCAGTGGCGAATCAGTAGCAGCGCCGCCTAATGCCAGTGACGCACCTGCCAATAATAATAATATTGACGACCAAGCGTCCAAAGCTATTAAAAATCAGGCCGCAGCAGATGCTGCAACTGCGTCTGGAGATTTATATGCAGCTGCCTACTATAATAACATAGCAAAAAACAACAGAGAAAATGCAGCCGCAAATGCTCGCAGTGCTGCCAAATATGGAGTAGTAACTACTCCACCACAACAAATAGCAAGGGATGATGCATAATGGCAGAAAACGTACAACGCAGTAAAGGCCGGCCCGAGGGATATAAATTTGACCGTGGCGGGCAACCAGCGGAAATGGGTCCATATATCGGCATTGTCGTCAACAATGTTGATAACACCCGTAGCGGCCGATTACAAGTTTACATTGAAGAATTTGGAGCAATTACAAAAACTGGCTCACCTAACCTCGCTGATAAAAGTTTATGGAGAACCGTAAGTTATTGTCCTCCATACTATGGAGCAACCCCACAGTCTGGTACCAGTGCCGGTTCAGGAAAATATCCAGGAAACACCAATAGTTATGGTATGTGGTTCACACCACCAGACTTGGGTGTTAGTGTATTGTGTTTCTTTGTAGGCGGCGATCCTAAACAAGGTTATTATGTTGGTTGTGTGCCAAATCAAGGTGCCAATCAAATGATTCCAGCTATTGGTGCTGTTAAGAATTTTCAAACGAATAATGCTAGTCAAAAAAAATATTTTGCCGATGCAACACAATTGCCTGTTACGGAGATCAATACTAAAAATGCAGCAATTGAAAGTAATCCTAAATTTTTTGATCAGCCTAAACCTGTACAAAGTTACGTAGCAGGTATAATGTTTCAACAAGGATTAATAACTGACAATGTACGAGGGCCAATTGCAAGTTCAAGTCAACGTGAAAGTCCTAGTAATTGTTACGGTATTAGTACTCCGGGCCGCGCCATTTATCAAGGCGGTTTAAGTGACAAAACGATCCAACAACAGGTTCAGTCGGGCGGAGTTAAACTAGAAGAGATTAACATCATTGGACGTCGTGGGGGTCATACTCTGGTCATGGACGACGGAGACTTATCGGGCAAAGACAACCTAGTTAGAATACGTACAGCTAAAGGTCATCAGATTACTATGAGTGACGATGGTGATTGTTTTTATATCTGCCACGCCAATGGACAAGCCTGGATTGAAATGGGGCAAGAAGGCACGTTGGATGTGTACACATCCAACAGTGTAAATTTACGCACACAAGGCACTATAAATTTACATGCCGACGAGGACATTAATATGTTTGCAGGCGGTAAGATCAACATGAAAAGCAACAAAGGTACTACCATGCAAAGTAATACCGATATGAGTATATCAAACAAGGGCCAATTGACCTTGTTTAGTCAGGGCTCTGTTGGTATTAAAAGTGCCGGAACAGTGGCTATAAGCAGTCAGCTGGGCAGCTGGGCCGCAAGTTCTGAACTGAGTCTTAACGGCAGTAAAATACAACTCAACGGTGGGCCAAAGGCCGAAGTTGAGACTCCTGCCGGGCTAACCACATACCTACATCCAAAGGTTGAATTTGATGCTAGTGTTGGCTGGTTAGCCATTCCGTCTGCTGAGGAAAGTATAGTAAGTCGTGCTCCTACACATGAACCATATCCTTATCATAATAAAGGTGTAAGTGTGTCAGTTAAATTTAGTGGATCCCCAAGTCCTCCGCCCGATGCTCCAGATGTTCCAGCAGACAACACAATTACAGCAGAATGAGCCAATTTAAATATACACTTCCGTCTGGCGCAACATTTACCTTGGAGGCCCCAGCTGGCACTACCCAGGATCAGGCTGACTATACATTTTATAGTCAAGTGGCTGCAGGCGCACTAGTAGGATTCCTTCCAGGGCAAAGCATTAGCGGAACTACCTCGTCTTTGGCCAAGTTTGAACTCAGTCGCTTAGATCGTGGCACCGCTGGTGTAGACGACACAGTAATCCTTGCTATTATCAATGGATTGCCTACAATTAATACCACAACAGGTGCAATTCCATCGTTAGTTAACACGCCATTAACTAATCCTGTGACGCAGGCCAATATAGCGGCAATTGCAGGCACTGGATTTACTGCACCAGCAATAGGGTCGTTGACCTCTACACAAATTCAAACACTCATGGCTCAAGTGGTTAACACAGTAGATCAACCAGCTACAACAATAACTAACACTAGAGGAGCTGGCAAATACGGACTTAGTTGTCAACAGTTAGAAAACGCTGGGTATGTGAAACCAGGAACATGGCAACAGTTTATACAAAACGGTCCTAGTACAGAAGTTGAGGTGCTTAATGCTCCGGCTATCTGGACAGGATTAAACGGGATTTATTCACTTGACGAGTTTCTTAATAGTCCTGCAACTCAAAATAACGCTCAAGCAAGATTAATGCAAAACGGGTATGAAAGTTTACAAGCCACTGGCGTGATAACAACCCCGGCGGCCCAATCTGTTTCAGCTGTGGTAGGCACGGTCTATACTGGAAGCAATGTGGCCTTGACAACAGCAACAACAACAATCACCAACGATGTAAACGGTCAAGTAGCAGCATTAATTACAAATTCTAGCCAATATGGAACTGCGCTCACAGCACAATGGGCCAGCGACTTGCCTCCTGTGACTAATCTTACTTCTAATCTGGTTGGCATACAGGGACTGTTGCCAACTGTGGACGGGCTACCCGGATTAGGATCACTTACTTCTGGAATAACTCCCAATTTAATGTCAGTAAAAACAGCCATGGATACTTTAGGCAAAGCTTCACAATTTGCTGCTACAGCTTCTAGTACGCTAACCAGTGGACTAACATCTTTATCCAATCTTAGCGTTGGCGGATTGAGTGACAAATTATCTAATCTTAGCGTCAGTGGGTTAGCAGACAAATTAGGAGGATCAGCTACAGCATTAGCAGGGCAGATACAAGGTCAGATAGTAGGACAGGCCAACGCCTTGGTTGGTCAAGTACAAGGACAGGCTAATGCGTTAATAGGACAGGCACAGGCACAGGCTAATGCGTTGATTGCACAAGCACAAAGTCAGGTTAACTCGTTGATTGCACAAGGACAAGGTCTCGTTGCAGGTGTAGAAAAAGCTGCAGGATTTGCTAATACTGTAAATCGTGCTACAGTTGACACAGCATTTACAAAAATACTTGGCAGTTCTAAAATATCTGTTCCTAGTTTTGGAGCGGACTTGCCTAGCTCAGCTAGCATTGGAGCTGCCCTTGACATCAGTAAAGCTCAAGCTGTATTAACAAATTTGCAAGGACAAGGAACGGCCCTACTTAATCAAGCACAAGGCCTGGCTAGCCAAGCTCAGAGACTGGCTAGCCAAGCTCAGGGACTGGCTAACCAAGCCCGAGGACAGGCCAATAACTTGCTAGCCAGCGCCAGAACCAGTGTAAATCAGATAGTTTAATAGAGTAAATACAACATGCCCACATTTATTGGATTCAACACTATAGGTCAAAACAAAAAGTTCACAGCCGTGGATTTTGATCTAATCAAAATTGACCTGCTTAATGCCTTTAACATACGCCAAGGCGAGTTAGTGGGACGTCCTGGCTACGGCACTGTAATCTGGAATTACCTGTTTGAAAATCAAACTCCAGAAACACAGTCAGCAATCTACACAGAAATCCAGCGGGTATGTGCCGGAGATCCTAGAGTGTTTATCAGTGGCATACAAGTATTTCCTCAACAAAACGGCATCTTAATACAACTAGGCCTAGCTGTAGTACCTAGTACTACAGCACAGCAAGTAAGTCTGTTTTTTGATCAACAACAACGCACGGCCACCTACGTTTAACTACCCAGATTATTAGTTCCATAAATACTTTAACATTGGAATAACTATGGCCACAACCTCAAGACAAACTGTGATATTTGGCGTTGAAGATTGGAAACGAATCTTTCAAACCTACCGCGAAGCTGATTTTCAAAGCTATGATTTTGAAACCCTACGCAAGAGTTTTGTAGATTATTTGCGCCTTTACTATCCAGAAACATTTAACGATTACATTGAGTCAAGTGAGTTTATTGCCCTGCTTGATGTCATGGCTTTCATGGGTCAAAGTCTGGCATTTCGCACAGATTTAAACACTAGAGAAAACTATCTAGACACAGCAGAACGTAGAGACAGTGTTGTTAAACTTGCAAATTTAGTCAGCTATACACCCAAACGTAACACCGAAGCAAGCGGATACCTCAAAGTATTTTCTATCTCAACCACAGAAAATCTCACCGACTACAACGGCATTAATCTAGCCAACCTTACAGTCAACTGGGCTGACCCAACCAACCTTGATTGGCAAGAACAGTTTATTACAATTATCAACGCCAGCCTGACCAATGCACAAAAATTTGGAAATCCTGGCAATCGTCAAACACTTTTAGGCGTAGACACACAAGAATATACCATTAACTTAGTGCCTGGGTTCTTGCCAGTGATTCCATACACTGCTACAGTAGACACAGTAAATATGCCATTCGAAGTGGTTAATGCTACATCTATTGGTGCAGATTTTGTGTATGAACCTCCTCCGTTGCCCAATGGACAATTCAATGTATTGTTTCGCAACGATCAACAAGGATTCCTTAGCAACAACACAGGATTTTTCTTCTTATTCAAGCAAGGCGTACTACAGAATCAAGATTTTAATTTGCCCGAGCGAATTGACAATCGTGCAGTGGCTATCAATATTGAAGGCATCAACAACACCGACATTTGGTTGTATCAATTAGACAACTTGGGTAATGTTGCAGGTTTTTGGGAACGAGTGCAAAGTGTGTATGCGGCTGCAGTAGAACAACTGGCACCCGGCACAAGAGATATCTATAGCGTGAGCAGTAGAACCAATGACCAGATCACTTTAAACTTTGGTGATGGTATATTTGCTACTATACCAGTTGGCACTTTCCGTACCTATGTTCGCGCCAGCAACGGTCTGACTTACATTATTAACCCTGTGGAAATGCAAAGCGTTAGTGTGCCTATCAGCTACGTAAGCCGTACAGGACAAATTGAAACACTGACATTTACCTGTGGTATTACCGAGCCGGTGACAAATGCTCAAGCACGTGAAACTATTCAAGAGATCAAGCAACGTGCCCCGGCTCAGTACTACACACAAAACCGTATGGTCAACGGCGAAGACTATACAAACTTTCCGTTTACCCAATACAACAGCATTCTCAAAAGTTCAGCTATTAATCGCGCCAGCATTGGCACCAGCCGCTATCTTGACCTAGTAGACGGCACAGGAAAATATTCCAGCACCAACATATTTGCCAGTGATGGTGCCTTGTATGAATCTAATAATTTATACGCTTTTCAGTTCAGTTGGTTGACTAGCAATGACATTAGTGATGCTGTAGTTAATCAGATTAATCCCTTGGCACTAAGAGCAGGCCTACAACAATTTTACTACGCTAATTTTCCACGCCCTAATCTAGCTGTGTTGAATTACACTTGGCATCAAAGTACTTCAATTACCAACGAAACCACAGGCTATTTTGAAAATGCACTAGGCAATCCAGTATCTATTGGGGTCTTTGCTAGCAACAGTGGCAAGTACATTACTGAAGGCAGTTTAGTTGAATTTGCAGCACCCACAGGATATTATTTTAATGCTAGCAATCAATTAGTAGTTGGAGCCCCTACACAGCCAGACGAAAAACTCACAATCTGGGCTAGCCCTACCGCAGTATATCTAGCAGGAACAGCACAAGGCCTGGGTAATTTACCATCAGGTGTTGGTCCAGTGGTGTTGAATAATTTTGTACCCACAGGAGCAATTCCTGTGCAAGTGATTCCAGTATTCACCACAGATATTCCTACTAGTGTGCAACAGACCGTGGTTGCACAAATTGCATTAAATCAGAATTTTGGTTTAGGATATAATAATCTCACTAACACTTGGTATGTGATCACTTCCAGCAATCTTGACGTAGATGCAAACTGGAGCCAATCCAATGCACAAAGCACCGCAGGTACCAATAGTGATGCCAGTTGGTTAATACAGGCCACCTACAGTGGGGCAACCTACACTGTGGGTTCAAGAAGCTTGGAATATTATTTTGGCAGCGTGTTGCAAACTAGATTTTTCTTTTACACCAGCGATCCTATTTACGACAGCAGAACTGGCACAGTAATACGCGATTATATCAATGTACTTAAGGTTAATAGCCAACCAGATAGTTCGGCTCCAATGGGCGCAGATAATGTGTTGACCATTATTGATCAACCTGTGCTTAGTGATGGACTAGTTGACGACTTCCAAGTTGTAGTTAGTTTTGATAGATCTGGCGGAGACCTAGCACCGGTCAATCCAGATTTCTTTGACGAAATTGTAGCACCCACAATAGATCCTACCCAGAAATTAGTGTTCTTCCAAGCCACTGTGGACTTTGATAATTTACAACGCTACTTGTTAATTGAAGCAGGCATAGTCAACAGTGAATATGCAACTCTAGCAGACATTCAAGTAGTTCAAACACAGTATGTGACCGGCCAGGTATTTTATGCTTATAATCCCACTAGCGCTGCCACAGTTAATTATAATGCTGGAACATTTTACATCTTAGGAGTAGACAGTTTAGGTAATCCTACACTAACTGTAACCTATAATTACATTGCTCGTGTAGGCCGTCAAGACTTGTACTTTCAGTATCGTCACAACAGCCCGTTGACCAGCAGAATTGATCCTGGCTCCACCAACATCATTGATGTATACGTGGTCACTAATGCTTATTACACTGCCTATATCAATTGGTTGCAAGATACTACTGGCACTGTTACAGAGCCACAAGCTCCAACTATAGATGAGTTAAATACTGCTTACCAGGGCCTACAAAATTACAAAATGATATCTGACAACATGATTCTCAACACCGTAGACTTTCAACCGTTGTTCGGTCAAAAGGCAGAGCCAGCGTTAAGAGCCACAATTAAAGTCATCCGAGCATACGGTAGCACTGCTAGTGTTAGTACTATTAAAAATTTAGTAGTGTCTAACATGAATGCGTATTTTAATCTTGACACTTGGAACTTTGGTGATACTTTCTATTTTAGTGAACTTGCAGCCTATATTCATCAAAACATTGCTGACGTTGTTAGTAGTGTAGTTTTAGTTCCGCTAGACACACAAAAAAGCTTTGGTGACCTATATGAGATTAGGTCAGCACCTAACCAAATTTTTGTTAACGGAGCCACAGTGAACGACGTGGAAGTTATCACTGCCTTGACCAGTACTAATCTACAGACTGCTCCAGGCAGTGGAGTAATTTGATGAAACAAGTTCGCAGTGTAGATTTCCTACCAGAAATATTTCAAACACCGGTTAACAAACAATTTTTGTCTGCTACTCTGGATCAGTTGATTCAGAATCCAGAGTATACCCAGACACAAGGATTTATTGGCCGTAGAGTTGGTCCTGGAGTTAATGCCAATGACCGGTATGTAGTTGAGCCCACCAAGACTCGCACAGACTATCAACTAGAGCCAGGAGTAGTACAGGTTAATCCTGAAGATACTCGCAAAGTTGTGGATGCTATAACTTACCCTGGTATCACGAATGCACTTCAATTACAAGGGGCATTTACCAACAACGGTGATAGACTTTATACCAGTGACTATTATACCTGGGATCCATTTGTTGACTTTGATAAATTTATAAACTATGCCCAATACTATTGGGTTCCAGAGGGACCACTAGCAGTAGATGTGTCATCTACAGATATTCCGCTCACCGATAACTTCACAGTCACTAGAGCCAATGGAGTATATACGTTTTCGGGGATTGCTGGAGATAATCCAGCAATTACTTTGGTACGTGGTGGTAATTATACTTTTAATGTAGCCCAGAATCAAACAGAAACTGTAAACTTTCGTGTGACTAACAACAATGCCAGTAGTTGGAACATAGATTTTTTACCAAACCCTACACTGACATTGACTCGTGGCAACACTTATGTGTTTAATCTATCACAATCGTTTCCTTGGGCATTTTATTTCAAAACAGAACTTAGCTTAGGCACAACCAATGTGTACTCAGATGGAGTATTCAACAACGGTGCCGCTAATGGTCTAATTACATTTACAGTGCCTCAAGATGCTCCGGATGTGTTGTTCTATTGCAATGATGTAGAAATAAACCTGCGTGGTCAACTTAATATTGTAGACGGTACACCCGGTACTGGTCCTGGATTTTGGATACAAAGCGATCCTGGCGTTAATGGACGTGTGATTGCAACTCCTAACATTAGCAGTAGAGATGTGCTAGGTGTGAGCAACAACGGCGAAGACCTTGGCACCGTTACTTTTGACGTGCCGCTAGCCACAGCTCAGAATTTTTATTACAACATGCCTAGCATTGGCACCGTGGATTTGGTTACTAACTTACAATTTGATCAGATTAACAATCAATTCTTAGAACCATTTTTTGCGGCCAATCGCAATGGTATTGATGGCATTACAAATTTAGAAAATCGTACCATAGCTTTTATTACACAGGATTCAAACCCCGATACCGGAGGATGGCAACAGACTACATTTTTTGATCCTTTGCTCAATGCAGGTAATGTACAAAGTGGAATTGGATCGTTTGACTCTACTACTTTTTCTCAAACTACTGTTATTGCAGATCAGGCCACGCAATATAGCGTATGGCGCATACAGTATCTAACTGCTGAAGGCGGCGGTGGCATCTACATGTCATTGCAATTTGTAGAAAATGTAGATCTTAATAATAAATTTACAGTTGGGTTTGGTACCGAGTATTCCAGCACTGGTTGGTATAAAAATGCAGATGGTTTTTTTGAACAAATTCCGTTACTTACCGCTGACAAAAATGTTTTGTTTTATCAGGACGGCACTGATCCTGAAATAGTAGGACGAATTAATTTAATTGATCTTGATATGTCAACTACCATTGATGTTGATGCTATCATTGGATCGCCTACTTACACCAGCCCTAATGGAGTAACTTTTACTAATGGCATGAAGGTAGTGTTTCGTGGCAATGTTTACCCTACCGGTTATCGAAACAATGAATACTATGTAGAAGGAGTAGGCACAGCAATACAGTTATTATCTGTACTTGATTATGTTACTCCAGAGACTTATACCAACAGTCAAACAATACCATACGATTCAACACCATACGATTCTAACAATTTTGATGGAAATTTAAATCAGCCCACAGTGCCAGATTACTTGACCATCAACCGTGCTAGCCTAGATCTCAATGCTTGGACTCGAAGCAATCGTTGGTTCCATATTGACGTGATTACTGCCAGTGCTGAATATAATAACACAACGCCCGTAGTAAACAATTTATTCCGTGCTCGTAGACCTATCCTAGAATTCCGAGCCGGTACACGGTTGTTTGATTTTGGTACCGATGGCCTAGCACCAGTAGACATTATTGATACTGTACAAACCGATGCTATAACTAACGTCAACGGCGCTCTTGGTTACAGCACCGACGGCTACACGTTAATCAACGGCAGTACAATTATTTTTGCTGCAGATACCGATCCAGAAGTGCGTAGAACAGTGTATGAAGTACAATTTGCTATTACCAACACCAATGCTGACGATTCTACCATTGTAGATGTGCCTGTGATTGTACTAATGCCTATTGCCACAGCACTAATAGATCAAACAACAGTGATCGTTAGTGGTAACACTGAACAAGGATTGTCATATTACTATGATGGTGTGGCCTGGATTGAAGCACAACAAAAAATTAGTGTAAATCAACCTCCATTGTTTGACATCTATGACACTAACGGCATCAGCTTTGGCAATCGTGCTATCTATCCTAGCTCAAACTTTACAGGTAGCCCTTTATTCAGTTATGCCATAGGCAATGCTGATCCCGATTTGATACTAGGATTTCCACTGACCTATCTTAGTCTGACCAATATTGGTGACATTGTGTTTGACAATAATTTCTACAAGGATTCATTTAACTACACTATCAACAGCGCGGGACAAACAGTACCTCTTAGTACTGGCTTTGTGCGTGAATACAGTACTAGAGTTACATTTAACCGAGAAATTGGTTGGCAGACCGCAGTTACTCCTAGCCTGGTACGCCAGCAGTTTCAATTCACCTATGATGGCAACCCACTCTTGCTGGACGTGGCTGTTAATGCTAATACTATAGTTCCTGCTGTACAAATATATGCCAATGGACAATTTCAAGAGGCCTATAATTATCAGTACACAGTAGGCTCCAACACAACTACAATTAATTTGTTGACCATGTATGTACCCGGTGATTTAATTGAGGTAACAGTGCTAAGTGACCAAGTTAGCGCGGCTGGATTTTATGAAGTTCCTATTAATTTAGAAAACAATCCGCTAAACGGCAACAGTGATCAATTTACATTAGGAACCATACGCAATCACTACATTGGACTTACAGAAAATCTCATAGCATTACAAGGTCCTCCTATTGGTGCAAACAACACTAGAGACCTAGGCAATATCGTTCCTTACGGTTTACAAATATTACAACAGAGCTCACCGTTAACCTTAACTGGTTATTTCATGCGAGATGCCAACTATAATATATTTGCTTCTCTTGCCTACAACAGCACAGAATATATTAAATTTAAATCACAGTTGTTGAATGCTGTGACCACATTCAGTATTGCAGACTATGGCAATTGGACCGTGGCTAAATTACTAGATCAGTCGATTGCACAAATTACAACAGGCAGAACTAATATAAATCCATTCTATTGGAGCGACATGTTGCCCACAGGCACAGTGTTTACTTCAAATAGTTATACTGTTAATCCTATAACTACTAACAGATTTAACACAGAACAGACCTATGACTTTACCACTTCAAACTATAAAGGTCTTTGTGTTTATATTAACAATATATTATTGACTCGTGATTACGGATATGTGGTCAGCATCGAAAGTTCTACGTTAACCATCCTATTACCATTAACAGTAGGTGATGTAGTTACCATCAATGAATATGCTGATACGGCTGGTAATTTTGTTCCTAACACTCCTACCAAGCTAGGTCTATATCCTAAGTATGAACCTAAGATTTTCTTAGATGAAGATTATGTAAATCCTACGCCAGTAATCCAAGGACACGATGGAAGTATTACTGTGGCCTTTGGCGACATTCGCGACCAAGTGCTATTGGAATTTGAACAACGTATTTTTAATAACCTTAAGAACGACGGTAACCCTCCTCCAGTAGTAGCCGAGGATGTAATTCCTGGATATTTCCGCACTACAGATTATACACAAGCCGAAGTTAATCAGATCCTAGGTGAAAATTTCTTAGCCTGGGTAGGTGCCAACAAGTTAAACTATACCTCACAGACATATATAGCCGACAATGAGTTTACCTACAACTACAGTCAGGCTGGCAACAGAATTGACCAACAACCGTTGTTAGGTGCCTGGCGCGGAATTTATCGTTGGTTCTACGATACCTTAACTCCAAATATCACGCCATGGGAAATGTTGGGTCTGAGCGAACAACCTGACTGGTGGGAAAACACTTATGGTCCAGCGCCATACACCAGTGATAACTTGGTGTTGTGGGAAGATCTAGCAGCAGGGTTGATTAAGGATCCTGTTGCACCTTACATAAATCCCAAGTATATACGGGCAGGACTAACATCTGTAATTCCAGTTGATAGTCAAGGGCAATTATTGCCACCGTTTTACAGTGTTATGGGGGCTTACAATCCCAACGGGTTTGTCAAGAGTTGGCAAGTAGGCGATGGCGGCCCTGTAGAAGCATCGTGGTGGTCCAGTTCAAGTTATCCATTTGCCATTATGCGCCTGCTGATCCTTACACGCCCAGCAGATTTCTTCAGCTTGTTTGCTGATCGTGATCTGTACAAGTACAGTGCAGAATTTGATCAATATCTTTATAACGGTCGCTATAGAATACAACCACAAAACATACAAGTCTACGGCAACGGCGTCAGCAAGGCCAGTTATATCAACTGGATTATTGACTACAATCAACAGTTAGGTATTGATAGTACCGACGCCTTGACTACCGACCTAGCTAACCTAGATGTGCGCCTGTGCTATCGTGCTGCGTCATTTATTGCACAACAAAACTTGGCCATGTACCTGGAGAAAGGTAGCCCCAACAGCCAAAACAGCAGTTTATTGATTCCTCCTGAAAGTTACAACTTATTGTTGTACAAAAATCAGCCATTCAACAGAATAGACTACAGTGCTGTGATTGTAGAAGTAGTTGATGGTGGGTACAGTGTGTATGGCTACAGTACCGTCACTCCATATTTTTCAACTCTAGCTAGCCAAGTCACTGGACTTACACAAACATTAACAGGTGGAAACATATCAGTAACTGTTCCTAAACAATACACTGACCGCACAATACAAATACCGTACGGCTATACCTTTACCAACTTGACTAGTGTGGTGGATTTTTTATTGAGCTACGGCCAGTACCTAGGCAGTCAAGGTCTTAGATTTATCACTAGAGAAAATGGCTATACATTGGACTGGATTCAGATGGCCCAGGAATTCCTATACTTTGCTAACCAAGGTTGGGCTGACGGGACTATCATTAACCTAAATCCATCTGCAACCCAAGTCATATCATTCCGTGCTGGTGCAGTGGTAGATTCCATTGTGACCTACACTCCAGAGAATTTGTTGTTGGATCAAAATCGTCAGGCATTTAATGCTAGAAATTTGATTATTCAACGAGAAGGAAATACATTTAGATTAAATCCAGAACCTGGTGGAAGCCAAACTATCAATTATCTACAGTTGAAATTCACTGATTATGAAGATATGGTGGTGCTAGACAATCGCACAATCTTTAACGATTTAATCTACAATACTGTCACAGGCGAAAGACAAAATCGTCTCAAGCTGATTGCGGCCACGAGCACTCAATGGAACGGTACCTTAAATGCCCAGGGATTTATATTAAATCAAAACAACGTAGTGGCATGGAAGGCCAACACCAAGTACACCAAAGGCGACATTGTCATTTACAAAAATAGTTATTGGCAGGCTGCAACAATTATACAGCCCAAACTCAAGTTTGAATATGCGGACTGGTACAAGAGCAACTATGATGCTATACAACAAGGACTATTACAGAACTTGGCAACCAAGGCTGATCAGTTGGCCAACAGTTATAACACACAAACAGCCAATCTTAATAGAGACAATGACCTATTGGCCTACAACCTAATTGGTTTTACTCCAAGACAGTACATGGTGGATTTGAATTTAAGCGACACTAGTCAAATAAGTTTATATCAACAATTTATTAAAACCAAAGGATCCACGCAGGCCACAGATTTGTTTACTCAGGTTGACTTTAATCCGTTAACCGCTCAATACAACATATATGAAAATTGGGGTATTCTAGTCGGAACATACGGCGCACAAGCCAATCGAAGTTGGTTTGAAATTGCGCTTAATGAAGCAGTATTAACTGGCAATCCTAGCACAGTACAAATTATTCAACCAGGCACTATAAGTCAGGCAGATCAGTCCATCCTGTTAAGCAATCTCTGGGCCGAAAGCTATGCAATACCCAATACCGACATCTTGCCTACAACCTACAACACCAATTCAGACACTGCTTTGCCAAGTGCAGGCTACGTCAACATCAATGACGTAGACATCACAGTATTCAATCTCAACAATCCTAGCAATATTGCTGCAAACCTCAGTACAGTTGGCAACGGCACTACAATTTGGGTGGCACAAGACAACAGCTACGACTGGAACATTTATCAATGTGCTCAAGTTACAGGTCGTGTAACACAGTTAACTGACAATCTCAACGGCACAAGCCGCGCACAGTTTAGCACCACCGTTGATCTTGCAGTAGGTGACTTAATAATTATTCGCTACTTCAGCGATGCAGTAGACGGTGTGTATCGTGTGTTGAGCCGCCCAACTATTGACAGTGTGGTCATCCAGTACGCATTTACTAACTCTAACCAGACCACACTCACCGGAATAGGCATTGTATTTTACCTACAGACCATGCGTGTAAGCCAGGCCAGTGATGTTGGGACTTTACCTTATGTAAATCAACTCATACCCGGTGCCACAGCCTGGGTCGACAATGATGGGTCAGGCCGTTGGGAAGTAATACAAAAAACCAATCCGTTTGCGCCTATAGATACCCTGTCAGCAACCACCCCAGAAGCTAATTCATTGTTTGGCGCCAGTGTATCTCAAAGTGCTGATCGTTATGCTTTGTTAGTAGGTGCTCCTGCTGCTGCAAGCGGCTCAGGCGCAGTGTACACTTATCGTTTGGGTAACGTCAACGACTATGTTGAAAATACAGAACTATTACTGCTGGCCACAGACACTAGTGGATATGGATGCAGTGTAGACTTTGGTAATCGTACCTGGGCAGTGGCTGGTGCAAACACCAGTAACTCTGGCGCAGGATATGCCACAATACTTTACTTGATTCCTGGCACAAACGATTACGTACAAACACAATTGTTAGTGGCACCAGACCAAGACTTTAGTGCCATTGGATTTGGAACCTCAGTCCAAATAAGCGACAACGAGCGTTGGATTTATATCAGTGCTCCTGGTGCAAATCAAGTGTATGCCTATGGACGAGTTGATGTTCCTAGTCAATCAGTATCTTACATTGCAAACGGAACAACGGCTACATTTGTTTACAACAATAATATCATGATTGATTCAACATATCCTGACCAGTTGTTGGTGACTGTTAATAATAACCTGCAGGTGTATGGCACAGATTATACCATTAACGGTGTGCTGATTCAATTTTTAACTACGCCCGGTGCTAATAATACTGTACGTATCCAGCGCCGCACAGCAGTGCAACTGGATTTTGAAACTTATGTTGGAGTGACCCAAAGCAGTACTACCGGATCAGGATCTGGCTCTACATTTACTGTGACTAACACTCGCGGAGATTATTCAGTCAGCTTGACAGCACCTGGTATTAATTATGCAGTTGGTAATCAATTGACCATTAGTTACCTACAGGTTGATCCTGTTGGAAGTGCGGCCAACAATATCACTGTTACTGTGACTGCGGTTACCAGTGGTGGTATCACTGGATTTACATGGACTGGTAGCGGTGTCAACAATACCGCAGTATTTTCTCTAACAAATTATTTGTACACAGTGACCACATATGATTCATTCCGTGTGAATGTCAACGGTGTACTACAACGTCCTTACATTGATTACACGTTCAGCAGTGGTACACTTACATTTGTTACTGTGCCTATACCAGGCGCCATCATTACAGTACAGTCGGCTGAAGAGGGCGCATATTGGCAGTATGTAAATACTCTTGATTCCAATTATTATCCTATCACTGTAGATCCCAATGCTCAACTTGGACATAGCCTCGCTACCAACATAGTAGGCACACAAATTTTAGTAGGCGCACCGTATGACAGTGCTGTAAATTCTGCCGGGGATACCATTGACAATGCAGGTGCGGTGTATGCATTTGATCGTAGTATAGTCAAGTACATAATCACCAATACCACACAACTGACCTATGCAATTCCTGGAGAATATACCAATCCTGTGGCAGTGGTATTAAACAAACAATATCTAACCAATACAGCTCAATACATCAATGGTGAATTTACTGTGAGTGGAAGTGCTATTGTGCTGTCTAGTTCAGTGCCCTTAACTGTGGGCGACACGTTAGAAATTGAAACTAACCAATTCCAATTTGTGCAGAGATTCACAACCAATACCGTGATTGATGAATCACAATTTGGTCATAGCATAGACATCTGTCCTAACAGTTGTAGTGTATATGTTGGCGCTCCATTGGATTCGTTTGCTAGTGGGGTTCCGCAAGCTGGAATGGTTCAACGTCAAGTAAATCAGTCAAGGGTATATGGCATAACCACCAGCACTGTGGCCAACCCTACTTTGACTGCTGGCGATACTATTCGTGTTAACCATACAGAAGTAACTGTACCCAACAGCCCCAATAATACTGTGGCCGGGTTAGTAACCGCTATTAACTCTGCTGGTATACCCAATATTGTAGCAACCAACGCAACTAATGTTATATTAATCGGCGACGGCGCAACAAAAATATTTAACATTGGCAACATTTATTCTGCTGCCAGTGCATATACCACAGTAGTCTACATTAATAATGCGTTACAAGTTGCTGGGATGAACTACACCTACAACAACACTACACAACAAATTGCATTTGTATCAACTCCAGCATTAGGCGCAGAAATTTTAGTAGTAGCTGGCCGTATGACAGTAAGTGTGATCAATCTTGCAGCCTCTGAAGAATTTAACAAGCTCACTGTGTTACCTGGTGTGGCCGCAAATGATAGTACAATTGGGTCAGCATTTTATGATCTTGGCTTTGTAACCTATGCCTACACACAAACTATTACAAGCCCAGCACCTACAGACTTTGCACAATTTGGTGCCGCAGTGAATGTAAACACCGGTGCTGTAAATTTAGTAGTAGGCGCACCTAATGGCAACGTGTACGAACCAACCACCTTTGATGCTGGCGAAACTTATTTTGATGATCGTAGCACTACGTTCTTTGGATACATTCGTAATTCTGGAGTGGTATTTACATATGATTTCTTGCCTAGCGCCGACGGCAGTATATCTAATCCAGGACAGTTTGTATTTGGACAACAAGTTTATGTGACTACTTTGGCCACTGGAGATCTATTTGGTACAGCAGTCAACTATCGAAATGGTAGATTACTAGTAGGTGCACCAGGCAGCGACCTGGGCGATAGCAGTGTAAACTATGGCAGTGTATCAGTATTAAACAATGCCAATGACGCCGCAGTATGGCAGGTACTCTATGCTCAACAACCTGTAGTTGATGTAAATTTAATCAATTCAGTTTATTCATATGATAAACTACTGAACAGCACACAGACCTACTTTGACTATATTGATCCGTTACAAGGCAAAATCCTGGGTGTGGCTCGTAGAAACATTGACTACATTGGTGCAGTTGATCCGGCTAGTTACAACACTGGAACAGTACATAACATAGGCACCAGCTGGGGACCAGCACACGAAGGCGAGATCTGGTGGGATACCAATTCAGTTAGATTTATTAACGCCAATCAAGACAATATAGATTATGCCAGCCGCAGATGGGGTCAAGTATTTCCAGGCAGTACTATTAATATCTATCAGTGGACTGCTAGCTCAGTGCCGCCTGTAAACTACACAGGCACAGGCATACCACTTAGTACCACTAGTTATACTGTTTACTCGTCCGTTGACAATCAAGGCTTGTTAATTACAACTTATTATTTTTGGGTAGTTGGAATCAATACCGTGGCAACCACACACGGCAAAACTCTAAGTGCCACAGCCATTGCTAGTTATATTTTAAATCCTAGCAGCAGTGGCTTGCCCTACATAGCTGCCTTGTCTGCCAACTCTGTTGCTATTTACAATGCTGACACTCTGCTGTCAGCATTTGATACTATATTACATATTGAGTATGACCGTCAAGCACCTGGTGGCGACAATGACATACACACAGAATATGCGTTTATTGCTGACGGCCAAGCTGATGCATTTTTAAATGCAAATTTATATCGTAAATTCCTAGACAGCTTCTGTGGTGCAACCGTCACAGGTGCTGCTGTACCAGATCCTCTGTTAAGCCCAGGCATACAGTATGGCGTACAGTTCCGCCCACGCCAGAGCATGTTTGCCAACCGCTTTAAAGCACTTGAAAATTATTTAGGTTATGCTAATACTGTACTGGCACAATATCCTATAAGTGAAACTCGCAGTTTCCGTTTGTTAAACAGCAGCGAACCCACTCCAGCAGTCAACTCTGGTGCTTGGAATTATGAAGTGGCTACGCTGGAAATATTGGCCTACCAAGATCTTTATGTAGTACCCATTGGATATCTATATTTAGTGTTATCTGACACCAGCCAAGATGGACGTTGGACCATATACGAAGTTGCTCTTGGCACCTTGCCCGGTGAACGTGTATTAAATCTAGTGCAGGTACAAAACTATGACACTCCACTATATTGGAATTACATCAACTGGTACCTGCCCGGATACAATAGCAGTATTCAACCTGTTGCCACTGTGGCCAACACAGCTGGCTTACAAACATTAAGCCTAACACAAGCACCTGTGGGCGGCAGTGTCAAAGTTACTGCAAACGGTCAAGGCAAATTTGAAATTTATTTACGTACCACTCTTGGTTTTGACCGTGTGGGACTTGAAGATGGAACCATTAAGTTTAGTTCAGTGCTGTGGGATTATGCCGCAGGCGGATACGGATTTGATGCTGAAGTATTTGATGCAAATTATTTTGATCAAGAACCTGTACTTGAAACTCGTCAAATTATCAAAGCCATCAATGAAGAACTGTTCATTGACGATTTACTTATCAATCGCAACCAAGCATTGATCCTGGCATTTAAATTTATCTACAGCGAATTTACTAGCCCCAACTGGTTGTTTAAATCCAGCTACATCAACGTAGATCATGTGATCCGTGGCCTGTTGCCATATGAACTTTATCAACCAGACAACCAAACTTTTGTGTTGGATTATCTCAACGAGGTCAAGCCATACCACGTACAAAATCTTGCGTTTAATCTAATCTATGATGGCATTGACACTTATCCGGGTGCATTAACTGACTATGATGTCCCAGCCTACTGGAATACCACGCTAGCCCTCCCACAGTTTATAAGTCCTGTATTAACTCCATACACTTATAGCGACAGTGTAAACCAATCGTTCACCAGTGATACTGCTAGTAATGCACAGATATGGTTAGAACGTCCGTGGAGCGACTGGGTCAATAACTATACATTAAACGTAGACAGCATTGATGTAATTGATACCACAACTACATATACCATAGTACCGGTTATAACTATTGGTGCTGAATGGACTGCTGATACCGCATACACTGTTGGGGAGCAAATTGCTTATCGTAACAATCTCTATACTGTAACTGTGGCTGGAACCACCAGCAACACTGCACCAACAATTACCTTAGGAAGCGTAGTCAACGGCACTGCAACTTTAACTTACACAGGACCACGTGCCCAAGCCTCAGCCGTTCTTAGAGCAAACGGCACCATTGCCACGGTTACAATAACCGTACACGGATCTGGTTATTTGACTACTCCATTAATTGCTATTGACGGAGACTATCCTAACTTTACTACAGCCGCTATAAAATTAGTGCCTGTAATGAGCAACAATTTAGTCAGAAGCATCAAGACCACTATCAAGTACGACCGTTATCAATATGTCACTACCATTTATGAATGGCAGGCCAATGTAGTCTATTCTGAAGGCGAGCAGGTGCGTTGGAACAATCGTGTTTGGTCAGCCAATACCACACAATCGTCTTCAACCTTTGTTATTGAAGAGTGGAATTTAGTCGACGCTGATTCATTAAGTGGTGTAGATCGCACCATGGGATTCTATGTGCCTACGGTTAATATGCCTGGACTTAGCTTGCCACTTTTAATTGATGGAGTTAGCTATCCAGGTGTACAAGTTGATGCTCCGGACTTTAATCAAAACACTGGGTTTGATGTGGGCAACTACGATATCAACCCATTTGACAATCTTTCGTATGATGCTTCTGGTCGCCCAACTTACGACCCGGCAATCTTGGATGCTCGCTACAGTAGCGAATATATAGACCCATACCTTGGTACCAGAGCTACAGACATCAACGTGGACGGCGGCAAATATGTTGGGCCTTACAGTAGCCATGCGCCAGAAGAGCTAGTACCAGGTGCAGAATTTGACACCCTAGATCTACGTGTGTACACACGTCCTGGAGCGGACTGGTTGCAACGCGGTCATGGATTCCCAAGTGCCAACATTAAATACACTGTAAGTTTATCCGAGTTAATTTTAAGTTTTGCTGGACTATTGCCATACACAGCCCTAGTATCAGTGGCCAATCAAACCCAAAGTATAGACCTGCACCTAGATGGTGATTACACAGTAGACTATGTAGCCCAAACTGTAACCATGATACCCAGTGGCAATGTCAACACTGACGACATAATTGTAATCACTGCCTACGAAATTGGAGGCGGTAATCAACTTTACAAAAATATATACAACGGTGCTGATGTAGGCAATACTATTACAGTTCCTGTGGCCTATTATACTGCTACCGGCACTGAACAAATACAAGAATTTGTAATTTTTGTAAATGGCGTAATAACCACTGATTATACCTATGCCGCAGATGGTGCGCAAAATACCACTGTTACGTTTGACACAACCTACACAAATACCGATAGCATTGCCTTGTATGTGCTGGCACCTACCGTAGTAAATGATACCACAGTTAATTACAGTTGGAGTGCACCACAAACACAGTTAATTGATGGTGTTACTTCTGTGTTGACTTATACCCTTGACAACAATCTTGAGTATGTAAATCCAGACAGTGTAATAGTCACAGTCAACGGTGTTCGTGCTAGAACTGCGGCAGGAATCCGTCATGTGGGCGATGGTAGTACAGCTTACACCTTGCCAGACAGACTAGGATTCAGTCAGTCTATAATTGTAGACAACGAAGTACATGTGTATATTGATGATGAGCCGCAAATATTGTATGTGGATTTTGTATTAGAACCCTACGATGGCACGCTAAGAGAAGTGATCTTTATTACAGAACCGCCTGTTGGTTCAGAGATACTGATCTATGTAATAACCAATACTCAATGCTATGTCAACGGTAATCAACTGGTATTTAATTCAATCGGCGGTCTTGTTCCTATTGACGGCGAGGTTATAGCTGTTACCACCTGGAATGACACACGTCAACAACAAATATTAAGTCAGTGTTTTGTAGGCCCTGTTACTACCGGAGTCACAGTAGTAGAACCCTACGACAGTACCGACTTTGATGTAGGAACTGTTACTGGTGCCGCAGGTAGCTATGATTATAGCTCTGGTGTTACTGTGACTATAAACAATCTTGATATGGGCGTTGTAATAACCGACCCAGATCGTTTGTGGGTATCATTAAATGGGCGTAGACTGTTTAACAATATTGGATTCACTGTGAGCGGCACTGAGGTAATTTTGACGTCTGGTATCTTAGGAGCAGCTGACGTGGTTATGATCACACAGTTTACAAATTTTGTAGTGCCAGAAAGCATGGCTTTCCGCATATTCCAAGACATGCGTGGAGTGCAGGCTACTTACCGCATCACCCCAGCAACTACCACCACTACTACATCTGCTGTGACTGTCAATACTGACATAATCTATGTGGCCAATGCTGGTGCACTAGCTGAACCTAATTTTGATATCAACATTTGGGGAGTTGCAACCATCAACGCCGAACGCATTATGTATCGTTACAGAGATACAGCAAATAATACTATCAGTGGGTTGATGCGTGGCACGGCTGGCACAGCCATTACAGCACATGCCAATGGATCCATAGTGTACAATATGGGTCGTAGCAACTTGTTGCCAGAAAATTATCAAGATTACCTTGTGAGTACCAATACCCTGGGTGATGGAACCACTACTGTTTTTACTGCTGATAATATCAATTTAACCTCCGAAGATAGTACATTGCGCTTAGATGCACTTGAAGTATACGTGGGTGGAATCAAACAATCAGAACATTTTATTGGTAACGGTAGTACTGTTAAATTTGCACTAACTGGAATAGTTGCGTTAACAGATTCAATTGTAACTGTTAACGGAGCCGTGCAAACCAGTGTTACAGATTACTCAATAACCAACACAACATTGACATTTGTGACCGCTCCAGAATCTGAATCCATAGTTCAAGTTTCTGGCTATACACTTGTTGCTAGCAACCCAGTTGAAATTGTGTTTGAAACAGCGCCAGCAGCTGGTAGCGAGGTTACACTGTTGGTACGCCGTGGAGTTACATGGTATGCGCAAGGCTCTGGCACCGCCAGCAATGGTAATCCGTTGCAGATTACCGAAACAGCGGCCGCAAGGTTTTTACGGGGCTTATAATCCAGGTAAATAAATTACAATGAGCGATAATACTAAACAACCAACTCCTGCACCAAAACGCCCCAACGAAACTGGGTCTATCAGTGTTGAAGGATTTATAAAGATTTTTGATCCAAAAACCAAACAAGTATTTGTGGAGAAACGAGCATGATCCAACCAGGCCTATGTAAAATTGAAGGGTTTGTTAAGATTACAGATCCCACCACAGGCGCAGTCTTGTTAGACAAAAAGAACGCAATTCACTACGAAAACATCAGTATTTGTATGGCCAATACTTTAGCTGATAGAAACACTGGATACATTTATAAAATGGCATTTGGCAATGGTGGCAGTGCTGTAGATCCCACAGGCGTTATTACCTATTTGCCACCAAACACCACTGGACAAAATGCCAGCCTGTACAACGAAACCTACAGCAAAGTAGTTGACGATAACTCAGCTGCCAATACAGATCCTGCTAACAACTACATGACTGTGGTACACACGTCGGGTAATGTGTACACTGATATCATAACCACTTGTTTGTTGGATTACGGCGAGCCTGCTGGACAGCAAGCATTTGATAATAGCACCAACTTTAATGGTGAATATGTGTTTGACGAGCTAGGGCTACAGTGCTGGAACGGAAGCGCCAGTGATTTATTATTAATCACCCATGTAATTTTTCACCCGGTACAAAAGAGTTTAAATCGTCAGATACAGATAGATTATACTTTACGTATTCAAACTTTAACTAACTTGAGTGCGGCATAAATATGAGTATATTATTTTGCGGTAAATACATGAATACGGAGCAATAAATGTCATATACAATTAACTTAACAGATGGTGCGTTATTTGCTACCATAGCAGATGGTACAATCAATACCTCCAGCTCAATGACTTTGGTAGGTAAAAACTACGCCGGATACGGTCAGTTTTTGGATACTAACTTTATCCATCTGTTGGAAAATGCATCAAATACTACAGCCCCGGGTGCACCGCTTACTGGTCAACTTTGGTGGGACTCCGGCAACGGCTTAATGAAGGTGTATACCGGTACTACATGGAAAACCATCAGTAGTGCTACTTCTAGTTCAACTGCTCCAAGTAATAATGTAACCGGTGACTTGTGGTACGACACAGTAAATCAACAGTTAAATGTATGGACTGGTACAGCATGGTTATTGGTTGGTCCACAATTCACAGCCGGTCAAGGCACAACAGGGGCCATTGCAGCTACAATTACAGATAACACAAGTGTTACTCACACTGTTATTGAATTATATGTAAACGATAGTATTGTGGGTATTGTAAGCAAGGACGCTACCTTTACTCCAGCTGTAGCAATTCCTGGATACACTACAGTTCGCCCTGGTATTACTTTAGCTACAATAGTTGGCAGTCAAGTTCCATTGTTTCAAGGCACCTCTACTGATTCACTATCGTTGGGTGGAGTGCTTGCTACCTCGTTTATGCGCACAGATGCCAACACCAGTACAAGTGGTACTTTATCGGTACTTAACAACACTGGCCTAGCAGTTGGCGCAAGCAGTAACTTTAGAGTTTCAGTATCTGGTAATGATGTTACCCTAAGAAATCAAACATCAGGTGGCAATCTTTATTTAGGTGTCAACGTGGCAGGAAATGTCTCGCCAACCCTAACCATGTTTGGATCCAATGGTGCCATCAGCGGTAATCAAATCAATGCCAACTATGCCGACGTTGCAGAACGCTTTGAAGCTGACGAAGTCATGCTTCCTGGCACTGTGGTTGAGCTTGGCGGCTCAGCAGAAATCACTCAAGTTTCAGCTGAATTAAGCGAAAAAGTGTTTGGAGTCATAAGTACACGAGCAGCATATTTGATGAACAGTTCAGCAGGCTCAGACGCTACACATCCCCCAGTTGCAATGACTGGACGAGTACCTGTTAATGTTGTTGGTTCAATTGCCCGAGGCGATAGATTGGTCAGTGCTGGCAATGGTCTAGCGAGAGCTGCACAAGCAGGAGAAGCTACTGCGTTCAACGTAATTGGCCGTGCATTAAGAGATAAATTAGACACAGGCCCTGGCACTGTAGAAGCTATCGTAACAATTAAATAATATCAAGGATTAAACAATGACTTATTCAGCAGGTGGACTAATACAAGCAACAGACTATAATGGGTTTGTTAGCACAACATCGGGTGCAAACGTTAATGCAACGTGGAGCACTGGAACTACCAATGCTGGATGGGGTCAAACAGCACTAGGCACAGTAAGTGCTGGTGGCACGGTAACTGCAACACAATGGGCTAGTTTAGTCAACACCTTGTCAGCCATGGGCAGTCAAACCGGTACCTCAATTACCAGTAGAAGTGCACCAACTGCTGGTCAAACTATCAGCGTGTTGGCGGCTGTTAACACAGACTTGACAAACTGTTACACCAATCGTGGTAATGCTGCAGGATCTGGAACAGCATATGGCACGTTCTCAGGTACAACAAGCAAAACTAGTGCCACAGGATCTGGTCAATCTGCCTGGACTATTACATTTACACACACTATCACATTCCCAAGTGCAGATCAAACCCGTTATTTCTTTAACGCTGGTGGCATTATAAAACTTCAGTACGGAAAATCAAGTACAGGCACCGACGTTGACCCAGACTGGAACACTCTTGCAGGATGGTGTGGAAGTATCAATATTACCGGCGGTGCGCAAACCATTGCCGGCCAAGCCTATACAGGAACTACCAGAATTGGCGGCACTGGCGGCACACAAACTACATTGGCCACTGGAACAGGGTGGTATGCACTTACAGGCTCGCCCGCTACTATATTCCAACTAAATAATTCAGGTGGGCCTTACACAGGTGAGTATATTCGTACCACAGCCACAGCAACTTCAAGCACAGTTTTGACCTTGGTTACAACTTGGGTCAGTGACGGATCAACCGGTGCTGGTACTAGTGCTAATATTTCTGGTGGCACAGCCACTGCCAGCCCAAACACCACAATCACCGGTACAGCACCAACTACTTTGGTCACGTACCTTCCACCAAGCACAACTTATCTAACCGATTCGTGGGGAACCCCAACTATTGCGGCTAGTGTAGCCTAATAGCAGTTTAGCTTTACCAAAAGGGTCTTAGGACCCTTTACTTTTATCTTCTTTTGTAGTACAATAAATGTATGAATACTGACGAACTTGTTGCCTACGCTCGTGCCCGTTTTGACCATGCAACCGCGCGACGCACACTTAAAGAAAAATATCAAGCCAAACTAACAGTTGCCCATGCTGGCGGAATGTGGTTAGCTGGTCCAGAATTATTGGCTGTATTGGCCGCTTGTGCAGGCCCATCAGCAGTTGTCCTTGACTTATATGACACGCCAGTGAAAGTAGTGCCTAACGAGTTTCAAGATTTAGTGCGTACTCACTGGCAAGAACAAATGAACGCTTGGCTTGTAGAATACGAAGAGCTTAATCAAAATAGATGACAACAGGTGCATTAATATTTGCCCGCAATAATGAGCAGATTAACTATGAGGCAATGGCTCACTGGTCGGCTAAGAATATTGAACGACATCTTGGTATCCCAACACACATTGTAACCGATGATTCTGCACCATCTACCAACACAAGACACTTTACAGATGTTGGCCCAGTTACATGGCACAATCTCAATCGCATGGATGCTTATCAACTGAGTCCGTGGGATTGCACTCTAGTGCTAGATGCAGACTATGTTGTGGCTAGCGATCAGTTACAATCTGTGCTAGACATAGACCAAGATTTTTTAGCACATCGCTGGGCGTACGATATTACCGGCAACAACAACTTTGAAGGGCTTAATTACTTTGGAAACAATCGTATGCCCATGTGGTGGGCAACTGTAATGATGTTTCGTCGCAGTCGACACGCAGAATTAATTTTTGACTCAATGCAGATGATCCGAGACAACTGGACTCATTATAGGAATTTGTATAAAAATACAAATGCAACTTATCGTAACGACCATGCGCTTAGTATTGCCCTAGGCATAGTTAACGGGCATACATTAGATCATGCTGGTATTCCTTGGGCATTGGCCAGTTTAACACCTGATCATAAATTAACACAGCTAGATCAAGACAGTTACAGAGTAGATTTTGTAAACACAGAAAATAACCTACGCTGGATAACATTAACACAAGACTTCCACGCTATGGGCAAACAACAACTAGGAGAGATCGTTGCCAATCACTGCTGAACGCGGTTACTTAATACCTGCAATTGGTGATGTATATGTAGGTTGCGCCAACCGGTTAGCAGACAGCATACACCGCTTCCACCCCAACGCCAACGTAACTATTCTTACCAAGGACATGTTGCCCTATGGTGATCAAGGTGGTTACGCCAACGACTGGCAAGTGTTTGTTGCTAGTCCCTACAGGCAAACTATTAAACTAGAAGCTGACATGATTTGTGCTAGCCCTATAGATCATTGGTGGCCGCTGTTTGAACGGCGTGATGTTGTTATTAGCCAAGGTGCTAGAACGTTTTATGATCAACCCGCGGTGTCACGCTACTACAGAAAAATATTTGATGCTAACAAGTTACCAGACGTTTACAATGCTATTACTTATTGGAGATTAAGTAACACAGCCAAAGAGTTTTTTAATTTAGTTAGACAAATATTTGAACAATGGGATAGCTATAAACGAGTATTAAAGTTTCCAGATGATATGCCAACTACTGATGTAGTCTATGCTATTGCGGCAGTTATTATAGGTCCAGAAAACATTACATTGCCTTCTGGTCTAGGACCAACCATAGTACATATGAAACGCTACATTAACCCTACACAAAGTAACAATTGGACAAGAGAATTAGTCTGGGAAAACAATCCGTTTCGTATTAATACAGTAGCACAGTGGGGATTGGTGCATTATCATATCAAGGAGTGGGCAAATGAGTAAAGACGAAGATAAATTTAAACACAGTAAAAGGCTACATAAAGACCAGGCCACCATTGAGAAACAATTAAAGATTGCTAAAAGCCATGGCATGACTAATAAGGTTGTTGAAGAGCCACACCGTTTGGCCAAACATCATGCAATGGATTGTGGCGTTCCTCATTGTCCTATGTGTTCGAATCCAAGGCACAATAAAACAGTTAAAGATCATTTGACTATCCAAGAAAAACGCAATCTTCAAAAGGCCAAAGATGAGTGATATGACTGAAGAAGAGTTTTGGTTGATCTTACATGCAACACCACAAACTAAGCAAGTATTTTATAGATTATATTACAACAAGGACGGCTCGCCTATTATCTACAGCATGGAGGACTTGCTAGGTAATTACATAGAAGTTGATCAATCGACATACGTGTTAGCGCCGTTTAATGTTAAGGTAATTGACGGTAAACTTGTTTATATTAACCCAACGATTACTGTTAAAAAATTACAACCCACAAACTCAACCGGCACCGCATGCGACCCCCAAGATGTGTGCATAGTAGTCGATACAGATCAACCACATACAAAATGGAATATAGTAAACAATGAACTCAATTGATATAGCAGATTTAGACTGTGTATTTTTAACCTATGATGAACCCAACAAAGAAGAAACATGGGTTAAAATTAAGAATATGGTTCCTTGGGCCCGCCGTGTAGATGGAGTTAAGGGCAGTGATGCTGCACACAAGGCAGCCGCTGATGCTAGTACTACAGATCGATTTGTGTTAATTGACGGAGACAATATTCCCGACGCTAAGTTTTTTAATCTTACCTTAGACACAAACGAGGTTTGTGTGTATCGTTGGAGAGCCCGTAATCACATCAATGGGTTGATGTACGGTAATGGAGGCCTAAGCATATGGTCTAAGGAATTTGTATATGCTATGCGTACACACGAAGCAAGTGATGGCACTACCGAAAACGATGTAGAGTTTTGTTTTTATTCCAACTACTATGCTATGCACGATTGCTATAGTACAACATATCCAAACGGATCGGCCTTCCAGGCATGGAGGGCTGGCTTCCGCGAAGGTGTTAAGATGTGCTTAAACAAAGGTGCACGTCCTACCTTACAAGAATTTAAACAACGAGTACACCAACGCAACTTAGATCATCTTACTATCTGGCACAACGTAGGGCGCGATGCGGATAACGGTATCTGGGCCATAGCCGGAAGTCGCATGGGCACATACATGACTATGATTACTCCTCAGTGGGACTATCGTGCTGTACAAGATTTTATAGAGTTAGAAAAGTTATGGGACACAGTAAAGGATGACAATCCTGAAATGTTAGCAGGCCACGTAGGCGAGCCATTAGTAGAACAGCTAGATTTACCTATCAACATGATTGGCTCAGCCGAAAGCAAATTCTTTAAGCATCACTACCGCAGTAACTGGCACAACCAAGGAATAATGGTTAAAGAAATTGATGTAATAAGAAATCAGGAAGGCTGGTAATGATTATTGCTTTTTATCCTGGCGCTGGCGGAAACAGGTATTTACGCATGTTAAAAGAATTAAAATGGACTGACTCAAACACATCATATGATCGATTGGTTAGCGGTCAAGAATTCAAACACAGATATTTAACTGACGATGTCAGCAACGGTGCTCAAGATTTTATCTTAACACATTGTTTAAATGAGCCACATATACGTTCAAAATTTCCTAACCACAACATTGTTTTTATACTTGGCAATTTTAAAAAATGTCTACAACGTGAGTGGATATTAGCTGGACATGAGAGATACATTCAAAAAAACATACAACATACCTATGACTATGATAGGATAGAGCACTATAACGCATTTAAAGATAATTCGTGGCCAGCCTGTTTTACTATTAATGATATAGAAAATTTGCCAGTTTCTATTCTTAACGAGATTACTCAAGAGTTTAAAAAAATACAAAAAAGACAAAATGCCACTAACATGCTAGCTGACCTTGAAAACCGTATAATTGGTAAAGTGAACTCTGCATATGAAATTATATGTTGGCATAAAAATTATTATGATCAATATCCTTTGTTAATTTCAAATGAGTCTACAGTAATTGATATTAATTGTGATGAGGATATTTTTTCAAAAACAATGCAAAAAGAATTAGACTTCTACAACAGCGAAATATTTGATGAAGTGTGGAAGGAATTAAATGTCTAAAGTAAACGCATTCAATGGGTTTGATAAGTTAACAGAAGTATGGTTAGGCGATGTTTATCCAACGGATTTTTATCAAGATTTTGATTCAGAAGTTCGAGATGCCTTTGAACAAATTACCGCGATGACTATTGAAGATCTTTCCAAGATACAAACAGTTTTAGAATCAAAAAATGTTAAGGTACAACGTCCTCAATTTAGTTCAAATCTTGAAAATTATCTCAACGATTCTGGAACTTTAATAAAACCTCCAATAATGCCTAGAGACACTGAATTATCCTTGGGTAATACGTTCTATCATTTAAGATCTGATTACAAAATAGATCCTTGGCAAAAACAAATTGATGCTATGCTAGACAATGGAGTAGACATAAAAGTTGGACCATCCGGAAATGATTTATCTTGTATACAGCCACCTAGTATAGTTCGTTGCGGCAATGATCTTTATGTTGACATTGATTCGCATAAGCATGTGATGCCTCAAATCGCGTTAACTTTAATAGAATGGTCGAAACAGTATAGGGTTCACTTGATTTCTACAGGTGGACATAGCGATGGTGTATTCTGTCCAATTCGTGAAGGATTACTTATTACCACTCACTGGATAGACGATTACAAAAAAACATTTCCGGGATGGGAAGTATTTAAAATACCCCGGGAGCTTACTGGTATTGCTGGATCTTTACAGAATTGGTGGGTTCCGGAGATACAAATTTCGTCAAACAGTTTATTTGCAAAACATATAGAAGAAAGAGCAATAGATTGGGTTGGAAATTATCAAGAAACGCAATTTAGTGTCAACATGCTGGTTGTTGATCATAATACAGTGATTGCCGTAAATCAAAATCCTGTGTTGACTGAATTTTTAACCAAAAAAGGAATAGAAGTAATTATTGTTGATTTTAGATGTAAAGAATTTTGGGATGGTGGTATGCATTGCCTAACGTGTGATACTCAACGCAATGGCTTGATTAAAAATTATTTTCCAGAGCGCCCAGTTGCAAACTATTTAGATTGGATAAAATGAACAACAAAGGCGACGAAAGTGTAAACAATAAAAGCAAGTTTCTCAGCGGTGCCGAGGAAATGCAAAATCTGCTTGGCCCAGCACTTTGTCTGGCCAAATGGAAACAGGTTAGTTTACATTTACCCACGGGCCTTAACAACAGTTGTTATCATCCTCCACTACACCCTATTCCCGCTGAGTTGTTGACTGATAATCCTGGTGCGCTACACAATACTCCACACAAAAAAGAACAGCGCAAGATCATGTTACGGCAAGAACGCCCTAGCGAATGTAGTTATTGCTGGGCTATGGAGGACAATGACAAGTTAAGTGATCGTCATTATCGCAGTGGTGAGCCATGGGCTGCCAAATACTTTGATATTATAACCAATTCAAATGGAGATGAAGATGTCATACCTAGTTATGTGGAAGTTAACTTTAATCATGCTTGTAATTTGGCATGTAGTTACTGTAGTCCTCAATTTAGTTCAACTTGGCAACAAGAAATGGATCAG